TCTGCGATCCGCATGAGTCGTGCAACATTCGTAATTATTTGCGCCGTCAACACAAAGATGGGTTTACAACTGCCGATCGACAGCGTGCATATGACCGCTGCACGGCCGTGATGGATGCCGCTGCTTCGTTTGATGGGACAAAACCCGTCCAAGTTCACATGGACGATTTTGGTGACGCGTTTTACTACAGCAACGGCAGCGCATCGTACTACATCGATGAAAGCGCGCTGTTGCGCGAACTGGAGCGACCTAACTTTGAAGTGAGGACTGAGACATGCTAATTCGAATCGAAACGGAACAGGAGTTTCCAAATCTTGACACCTACTGCTCGCAGTCTTGGGTAAAGCCGCACGAAGAAGCAGTGCGCGCAGTGGTGGCTCGTATCGTAGCTCTAGTGCTGGCAGCAAAGCCGAACGAGAAGACAGAAGCTTGGGCTGTCGCGCTCGACTACGACGTTACCGAGAGGCAGCAGTGTGGTGCTGTGGCAGACGGGTCTGGCGCGCGTATCACGATCGACTCGTCGTATGTGTGGTTTTTGCTGTACCGCGAGCTGCTGGAGGCTAAAAATGAGAAAGACCGTTGAGTTCCTTGTGTGCGACGACGATACAAGGCAGACCATACGCCGCGCAACGAAGCTGGAAGACCTGCCCGAGACAGACCGGCGCGTTGCTGCGGTATTGGTTGCCGCCTGCCTGGATGATGCTGCGATTATCGCCAGCGATTGGTGTGGCTACCCTGTGGATATTACCGGCGCCGGATTCGCGATAGCGGAAAAACAAAGCGCGGATTCGTTTCGCGTACGCTTTTACATCGACCGCAACAACGTGGAGACGAAATGAAAGCAGTTTTTTATGTCATCGACCGCACACCTGATGGCCTGCGCGTTGATACGCGTCAATTAGCTTGGGACCAATTAAACGAAGACCAACGCCGCGCGGCCGCCGTGCTTAAGGCAGCATTGTGCGCCAGTCCGGTAAGCAGGGATGGGGCGGAATGTAGGCAGTTTGTCGACATCGAAAACGTCGGGTACGGTGGGATCACGTGCACCAGCGCCAGCGGCCCGATCCTTTACCTTGACCCGCAAAACAAGGTGACGTGATGGACGAAGTAGTGTTTGTGTGGGGACCGCGAGAACAGAAGTGGGTGGAACTCCAGCCTTCTTTCGCGACGCCCCAGCAAAAAGAGCACGTGGCAATCCTGCGCGCGGCGCTCGTATCGGAAGAACAGGCGAAGGCGCTCAATCCGTACGGCTACTTGGCAACCATTCCGTTTATCGGCGGCGCCGACGTTAACAACGGACGACTTCGGTTTTATCTGTCGCCGACCTGGAATCCTGGTTGACTGCGCTGGAAAACGTTGGTATATTTCCGTGCAATCATATGTTTGTACTGAAAGGAATGACCATGTCACGCGAAATTGATTTGACCGGAAAACGCTTCGAACGCCTGATGGTGGTGCGTCACGCCGATACGCCGAGCCACTGGCTGTGCCAGTGTGATTGCGGTGAGTTGAAAGTCATCAAGGGCAGCTCGCTGCGCAGCGGCAACACGCGCTCCTGCGGGTGCCTAGTGCGGTCCAATCCCGGCCGGCCGACTGAGAAGCGGCCCAAGCCATTCATCGACTACGGCGAGTTCGTGATGGAAGCCGGCAAGCTGATCGAGCCGCTGGCGCTGTACATGCAGGACAAGGGTGTGCGCATCCACATGAACGGCAATTGGTTCGTCGGCGACAAGAAGTACACCGCGAAGTCTCCGCTACATGCGGTGGCGAAAGCGGTCTTGACCTGTGTGCGCGGCTTGCAGGATAACGAGCCGCCTAAACCGAAACCGAAGAGGTAACTCACTTCGAAGTGAGTTTTTCAGGAGCAACAAATGTTCAACTTGTATTATGCGAAAGGGCACGGCGCGTGGCAGGAGCGATACGAAGCAAAGGAAGACTACAGTAACCTGCCGGTACACCTGCAACGGCTGCTGGCCGTGCATGCGGCGCTGGATGTTGACCGGAGTACGAAGTGGGAGACGGTGTCTGTCACGATGGCCAACGGGCGGTACACCGTCAGTTGTTTGCGTAACTCCGTGGGCGTGCCGATGAGTTATTACGTCGTGCATTACGCGAAGGAGGAATCATGCTGATGGTACTTAAAACGTGGGACGACCCACGCGTAAAGCACCTGACGGTCTACAGCCGGTTGGATGCGATTCAAGTCGCACTCGGATTGTTCGAGAAGGGCGACCTGTCCAGCATGGAGAGCCGGGCAAAGAAGGTGCGCGAGTACGTCGACGAACACATCAAGCCGTGGCTGACGGATGAACTGTCCCTGCGGCGCCAGCATGAGCACGCGTTCCCGCACAAGCTGCATCAGGTGCGCAAGATGGCGGGCGACGCGATAACCATGCGCATGGAGCTGCGCAAGTACTTGACGCGTCTTCAGCGCGAGACCTTGGCATCGTTTGCCGGGCAGAGCGCCTACTCGATACAGATCGATGTGCATAACTTCGCGCGCACAAACAACGATGCGTTACAGGCGCTTGTCCAGCAGTATTGCCAAGCCTGCCTGGTCTTCCACGAAGGGATCGCGCCCACTAAGATTAAGTGGTGCGAGTATCAACTCACCGCGGAAGTGTCCAGGTATGTCGAGTGCGCGGTCATGTGCGACGAGCGGCCGTACACGTTCAAGGAACTGGTTGCAAAAATAGCGCCGGGTACGTTGAGTGCTGCTGACTTGCGTTGGCTGGAGCAGCATATCAGCGACCGGATTTACAAACTGCGCTCGAGCATGGGCATTTCCAAGCTGGGCGCTACGTCAGGAGCAAAGCCATGATACTCGGGACAGGACAATACGATACAAAGTACGGTGTGTGCCTATCCATCTACCCGCTTAACGGTACGAGGACAGACCTTGGATACCACTTAACCGAGCTGGAAGACGTAAAGCCGGAGCATCGTGAGCGCGTAGCCTTGTTGGTGGCGGCATGCCCTGACTTGTACGAGCGCGGCGGCAAAGAACTAACAATTACCGGCGTGGGTGATGTGTACCCAGGCGCAAACGGTCCCACTTTTTACCTTGTTGGAGCATGACATGGCACGTTTTCTTGGTGGGTACGTAACGTATTACGGGCCTTGTATTTCTGTTTATACAGGCAGAGACGACACGACTTACCACGCACAGTCGTTCGAAGATGTGTTGCCGGAGCATCGCGAGCGCGTGGCTGTGTTGTTGGCTGCTTCAGAAAACCCTTTCAGCGACGACGCAGTCGACGTCGAGCTGCCTGGCGTGGGTGCGTTGTACCCCGGCGACTACGGGCCGGCTGTTTATTTTGATGGAGAATGACATGGCAATTCAATACGGCCGTTGGTGTCAAGCGATCGGCAAATCTATTTCCATCTACACCGATGGAACGCTGGACGACCCCGACGCCTACCACGTTGAAACGTTTGATGAAGTGTATCCCGAGCATCGCGAGGCGGTAGCGGTGCTGCTGGCCGCCTGTCCGGACCTGTACGACCGCGATGGAGCGCAGGTTGATATTCCGGGCGTTGGCGAGATTTGGCCGGGATCAGCCGGGCCGACGATTTACATTGGAGGTAGCCGATGAGCAGATACAACGGCGCGTACAACAGCAGCTACGGTGTGGTGTATTCAGTACGCACGCCGGGGAAGGAATATCACGTTGACACGTTCGATGAAATCGACGAAGCCGATAAGCCGCAGTGCTGTGTACTTCAGGCTGCGTGCACAGGCGATATGTTTAAAAGCACGACCGGTGATGTGCATCTGCGCGGTGTGGGCACGCTGCGGTGTTCGAATTTCGGGCCGGTGTTCGAGTTGTATGACCCGCTTTTTTGGAAAGAAAAAGAATGAGTGTGATTTACCACGGCCAGGTGTACAACCTGGAGTTGATGCGCCGCCTGCACGAGTTGGCAGCGCAGCCGAAAGTCGTTGTGGGGTTCGACCCGGTCGGCGACGATACAAACAGCTTCATCGCGGGTGAGTCGCGTATCACGCGCGCGTATGCAAGCATCGACGCCTGCGACAACGAAGAGGCGCGCCGGCGGATGTACCTGCTGCTGGCTGCCAGCGGCGGGCAGTTCGTCAACATGCCGGGTGTTGGGTTCTTCATGCCGGAGACAGAGTCGGAGTGGTCGAGTTTTGTGTTGTTCATGGACTTGACTTAGTCAATAGATAGTATAGACTGTAGTATGAGGTCGGCGACTGCTGCCCTCGACAACCCGCCTCACTTTGCAAAGTGAGTTTTCAACTTTTCAGGAGCAGCAAATGAATCAGACCACGGAACCGACGTAGCCATCCCTGTTGTGCAGGGATACGAGAAAACCACACACCCGTGCAGCCTGCGACGCATAGCCGCAGGCCCATCTAACGAAAGGAGAATCAAATGCACGAGATATGGGTCGTTATCGCTTTCGGCACTATTCAGTTCGTGGCGTACATCGCCGAACACAAGCCGCATCTTTTTCACAACAAGTTTCATTTTGAGCGCATCGTGCGCTGGCATGTTGTGGTGTGGCTGGCGCACCCGGTTATTCTGCACACGATGCAGGATTACGTGATCCACTTCGTGGTTTACAGCGGCCGCGTGCTGTCGTAACAACCGAGCGGGGGCAACCCCGCTCACTTTAAAGTGAGGATGGAATGGAACTTGCAATTTTTATTTACCTGGCTGGTGTGCTGGATACGCTGCACGACGTTTTGATTATTGCGATCCCTGTCGCTACAGTGCTTACTTTTTTCATGACGATGGTGTTTTTCATGTGCGACGAGGAAGACGAAGCGCAGTCAAAAGCTTTCGCGAAGAAAGCCATCAAGTACCTGTTGATCACGGTGTTTGTGTCTTTTTCGGTTGTCACTCTGACCCCGGATAAGAAGACGTCGTACACGATGCTGGCAGCGTACGCAGGGCAGCAAATCGCAACGTCGCACGGCGCGCAGGAAATCAGCAGCAAGGTGATGACGATCATTAACCAACAACTGGACTCGGTCATCGCGGCCGGCCGGGACAGCGTGAAAGGAAAATGAAATGGAGCTAGTTGTCATCAACATGCTGATGGGTTTCGTTGGGCTGGGCTTTTGTGCAGGCGCGCTAAAGTTGCAGTATTTTAATATCGTGCCTCGGCTGGTGCGCGTATCGTGCGCAGTGATTCTGGCTGTGCCTAGCTCGGCGCTGATTTTAATAGCGGCGTATTATTTTTTGTGGAAGTGAGGATGAAATGGCACTGAGCCGCAAGCACTACCAGGCCGTTGCGGATTTACTGAACGCGGTGTATGTTGGCGGGCACCCCGTAGAGCAGGGCATCGTCCTGCGTATTGCAAGCGCGCTCGCCGACTACTTCAAGTCCGACAACTACGCGTTCAGCCGGACGCGCTTTTTGGAAGCAGTGACGAAAGGTGAAAAAGGTGGGCATTAAACGCAAGCAGAAATTGAGTCCGTGGTTCGATGGGTGCGAAATCAACCCGGTACACCGCGGTGTGTACCACATAGTCTACTGCGCAGTATCGGAGCGTTACGAAACGTACGCTTATTGGAACGGCGTCGCATGGAGTCCTCCCGCGTTGTCTCCAGACAGGGCGGTTGCTATGTATTCGAGGCATGGAGCGCACCGTGTCTATGTACGCAAGTGGCGCGGCATTTTGATGTAACAGGAGAGTAATCATGGTAGCAGGCAGGAAAGTTGACCCCACAAACGAACAATTCAAAAGTCGTGCGATTTCTGAATTGGGTTCGTCTGGAAAATGGATGACGCCGGAAGAAATCATCCAGGCCGTGGATATGCCCACGTATGAGCCGACGCAAGCGTACTGGCGCCTGCGTGAGTTGGTTGTCGAAGGAAAATTGATTCAAGAGCGTCGTTTGCGTGACGGACGCCCGACCGGTCCGATGCACTATCGCCTGAACTCGGACCCCAACACCCCGCAGAAGCTGCCGGTGATCAAACGTCCAGGCCGGGCGCGCGCTGCACTGGAGCGGCAGCGGGCCAAACTGCAAGAGGAAATCAATGAGCGTAATTCTCGCTTACAGGCGCGTGAGGAAAGCCGGCCGGCGCCGGTTGAAGGACACGAAGCGCAAGTCTCGCAAGATGCTACGCAACGTGCGGGAAGTGTTCTACTTCACGGGGAGGTACAACCACAGCAACCCGAGAGCGCGACCGCTCCGAGCACGCCCGAAAAAGCGCCGTGGACCGGTCCGTACCAAGGCTCAGAGGTTCCTCTACCGCGCAATGGCGACGCCGCGCGGGAAGCTTCTCCACAGGCGTCGCCAGCAGATACAACGCATGATGCGCCGGCATTCGTGCCCGGACAGGACAATCCGCTTTCGCCCCGCGACGCTGGCCGCGCACCGCAGAAGTGGGGAGCAGATGGACAACCTGCGCAACAAAACGCAGTTTCCATTGGACTGGAACTGGTTATAAATTTGCCGGGCCGCGACCTGGTGCGCCTGCCGATGAAGCAGGCATACGCGATGTTCTTGGAGCTTAAGAACGTCTTTCAGCAGTAGCAGTGCTTTTATTCAGGAGAACGCAATGACTACCTTTACGAAATCCTTTACGTACCGTACCGCCCACGATGGACAAATGGGCTGGATTCCTGACGCGAAGCCGGACTTCGACGCTGGCAGTCCGGTTGTGATGATGCACGACACGCTGGAGCATTTGACGGCGCCCACAGGCACGATCCAGGACGAGTTGATCGCGTTCGGCTCGATCTTCTACATGCGGGTGGAAGCCGAAATCCTGCACCACGAACGGATTCCGGGCGAGTACATGATCATCGACGGCGCCGGATTTTCGAACTCGACGTACCTGGAACACAAAGAGCTGATCCCGGAGCCGCCGCAGTCGGCCGCGCTGTCGCCGCTACTGGAGTTCTATCTCGAGTACTACGTGGACTGCATGAAGTCGTGCGCGGCCGAGCTGTGGGATGACATGGTCGTGCATGGGCTGGCCGCGAAAGACCTTGCGCCGCCGGATTTCGAAGCACAGGCGCGTCGTGCGATCGGATGGATTCGTGCGGGCTATCACAAGGCTGCCGAGTTCTGGAACATCGAGAACCCGTACGAGCGGCGCGATTTCTGCTACCGGCTCGAGAAGCGGCTTGAGCGTTGGTTCAATCCTAACGACCCGACCTGGCTCGGCAAGCATCTGCACATTGAAGTCGATACGGATGGTCCGACGTACTCGATCGTGGAGCGCGTGCCGCGGGTGCGGCGGCACACCGAGCAGGCCACTTGACTTAGTAGTTGCACCTGCTAAACTGAATGTGTGGGGCAATCCAGTCCCACACTGACAACCTAACTTCGAAGTGAGGATGTGATGACAACTGAAACACAACAAACCGAAGTCGTGCAAAGCGACAGCGCGACCAACGTCGAGCGCGTTGAGGGTTACAGCTTCAAGCTGGGCCACTTCAACTACATGTGCTTGCGCCACGTCGACAAGGATGGGGACGACACGTGGTTCCACGAGACGATGGGCACGTACATGCCGATGAACTTTGATCCGCCCGAATTGAAGCAGGAGTTCGCGCGCCGTTTGGAAGCCGGCCTGACCGCCGACACGCAATAATTTCCTGGGCACGGTTGACATTCGTATGGCAAAATCTGCTTTATTTCGGAGCAGACGATGCCGAGCTTACCTGGAAAACAAAACCCCGCGTTCAAACACGGACTTGCCCCGCGCAATACGAAGCGGTCGAACGCCTACCGTCGCTGGCAGCACATGATCCAGCGGTGCCACAACCCAAACGACAAAGACTACCCGCAGTACGGTGGTCGCGGCATTGTAGTTTGCGATCGTTGGCGCTACGACTTCATGGCTTTTTTGTACGACATGGGCACGCCACCGAAGGGGCATACGTTGGACAGGATCGATGTAAACGGTGCGTACAGCAAGGAAAACTGCCGGTGGTTGACGGCGAAGGAACAAGCCAACAACCGAAGAAACACGGTGTATTTGACCATCCATGGGGTCACGTTGCCACTGTCTGCGTGGTGCGAAACACATGGAATTTGTTCCAAGACTGTGCTGTACCGGCTCAAGCAGGGCTGGTCGCACGAAGATGCAATCTTTAAACCTTCATTACGCAAAAACAGGAGCTGCAAATGAACCGTACCGAACTGAACTTCGCCGAAATCATCGACATGATCGAAGCCGACGGCCGCAAGATGACTTACTTGCTGGAGGGAGAGCCAGGCATTGGAAAGACATACCTGGCCCGTGCGCTGGCCGATCGTCTCGGCTATCACTGCGCCTACATCGACATGCAGAACATGTCGCTCGGTGACACGATGCTGCCGGTGGCGAACCGCGAAGAAGGTTGCGCGGAATACCTGCCGAACGAAATCTTCGGTCTGCACGGTGGCAAGCCGGTCGTGATCATGCTCGACGAGTGGACCAAGGCCGGCCGCGAAGCGAAGAACATGACGCTGCCGCTGGCACTCGAGCGGCGCCTGGGTAGCCTGCACCTGCACCCGGACAGCATCGTGATCGCCTCGGGCAACATGGCGTCGGACGGCGTGGGTGACAGCATCCAGGGCCACCAAATCCGCCGCTTCGTCCCGGTGCGCATGAAGAAGCCGACGGCCGACGAATGGATTTCCAACTTCGCGGTGAAGAACAACATCGATCCGACCGTCATCTCGTTCGTGCATCAATTCCCGCAGGTGATGCAGTCGTACACCGAGGACAACGCAGGCGACAACAAGTACATCTACCAGCCGAAGAAGCAGCAAGGCCCGTACGTGTCGCCGGCGTCGTTGGTGGTGGCGTCCGATCAGATCAAGACCCGCGGCAAGAAGTCCGAGCAAGCGTTGTTTGCCGGCCTGTGTGGATCGATCGGCGCTGCTGCGGCCGCCGACATGGTGTCGTTCGTGAACATGACCGAGGAACTGACCGCGCTGGAAGACATTGTCAAGAACCCGAACAAGGCGAAGCTGCCGAGCAAGCCGCCGCTGCGTCTGCTGCAAATGTTCAACCTGCTGATGCGCACGCAGCAGGACAACGTGGTGGCGATCATCACGTACCTGAAGCGGTTCAATAGCCGCGAAATGATGGCGATCTACATCAGCAAGCTGCTCAACATCGATTCGACCAAGACCTGGGCGGCGCAAACGCGTGAAGTGGTCGACCAGTGCGTGGAACTCGGCGTGCTGTTCGGCGCGTAATCCAACGGGGCGGGCTTCGGCCCGCCTCACTTCAAAGTGAGGATGACATGAACATGCTTTTTTTCGTGATCAACACGGCCTGCGCAGTGTGGATGGTTGCGTGTACCCGACGGGCGTGGACTTCTCCGCGTCGCGACAAGACGCTGGTCGGGATCGGGGTTGCGGCGGTCGTACTGAATGTGGTCGCCGCCGCAGTGCAACTCAACGCCATCCTGCACCCGGTTGGCATTTAACTGAGCGAGGCAATCATGGAATGGTTACTGCCTGGGGTCTTGTTGTTCGTGGGGCTGGCTATTTTAGCGGCCGTTTATTTTCGCGCGTCGGCGTTTTCTTTTCGCACAGCGTCTATTCTTCTGTACATCGGGTGTGTGTTGTGCCTGCTGGGGGCGGTGCTGTTTCCATCCAAGGCGCATGCTGCGGGCATTGAAATCATGGGCGCTTACGCTACGACGTCCGGCAACACGGTGTTTTTGTATGATGCGCCGTGTAAGCACGACAAGAAGGAAACCGGCAAGCTGGTCGTGACTGTCAGTCCGGGCGGCGCTGCCGATGGTTTTGGGTGCATGTATGCACTCAACGAAGTACAGTTTATGATCCAGTGGCAGGACAGCAGCATATCTATCGTGCCGATCAGCGTGGTTTCTTGGAACAAGACCAAGCGCACACCACCGCAGAAGTCGACCAAGCCGGCGCCGCAGCAGAAGTTTCATTGGGAGTGATCCCGTAATTTTTCAGGAGCAATACTATGGCAAAGAGAACACCGAGCGAGCGTATCGAACGTGCGCATATGGGCATCATGCGGCACCCGACATTTTGCGTGTGGTCGGGGCTGCTGTTCGTCGGTACATGGAAAATCGTACCGGGCCTGCCCACGGCGCGGGTCTTCATGAACGGCAACACCGAGTACGGCAAGGAATTCGTGGAAGCCTTGCCGCTGGAAAACAACCAGGATGTTTTCCTGAATTGGGTGATCCTGCACGAGAAGGGCCACATGGCGATGATGCACATGACCCGGCACAAGAAGCTGTGGGTGCTGAACCCCGAGCTGGCGAATGTGGCGGCCGACTTCATCGTGAATCTGGCGCTGTACGACGCCGACCCGCAAGAGACGTTCGCCAAGCACCCGCGCAACCCGGACGGCACGATGAAGTACCTGTTCGACGAGAAGTACCGCGGCTGGTCGCTGATGGAAGTATTCAACGACCTGGTGCAGCAACAGCAGCAGCAGGGCGGCGGCAAGGGCGGCAAGGGTGGTAGTGGGCCGAAAGTCACGTACACCAACAAGGGCTTCGACGAGCATGCGAACGAGGGCGACGATGGGCAGATGAGCGAAGAGGAACAAAAGCGCATCGAGCGTGAAATCGATCAGGCGCTGCGCACCGGGCAGTACATGGCGAGCAAGATGCAGGGCAACGCGAACCGGCTGCTCGGCGACATTCTCGATCCGCAAGTCGACTGGAAGGAAGAACTCGCGCAGTTCATCCAGGAAGTCAGCCAAGGCGACGACGATGCAACGTGGCGCCGGCCGAACCGCCGCTTTGTCGGGATGGACATGTACCTGCCGTCGCTGTACAGCGAGACCTGCGGCGAGATTGTGTGCGCGATCGATACGTCCGGCTCGGTGTCGCAGGCGGAATGCACTGCCTGTGTGTCGGAAGTGGTCGCCGTTGCGCGCGTGGTGCGCCCGACGAAGCTGCGCCTGATCTATTGGGACGACGGCGTCGAGAGCGAGGAAGTCTACACGCCCGACCAATACGACGGCATTGTGGCGGCGACCATGCCCAAGGGTGGTGGCGGCACGGTGATCGAGCCGGTGGCGAAGTACGTCAACGGGCTGAAGGATGTGCAGTGTGCGATCATCCTGACCGACGGCGGCATCTACGGTTCGTGGGGTACGTGGAACGTGCCGGTGCTGTGGTGCTTCACGCACAAGGGTGTGACCGCGCCGTGCGGCCGCGGGCTGTACATCGATGTGTAATCCGGGGCGGGCTTCGGCCCGCCTCACTTCAAAGTGAGGCTGTTGTGTGGTTGCTTAATTTGACTACGGCGTTTGTACTGCTAGCGGTGGTCGTGAACATGCGGTTGTATGAAAACACGCCACCGTTTCGGCTGAAACCTATGAGTGTCGCGGCGTTTGTGCTTATTCAGACCGTCTACCTGGCGAATCTGTATTTCGGAGTGTACGGCGCGCTGGTGCATTCATTTCACTTTTTTATGGGGGTGTGACGAATGGGCTATGTTTGTGCCCCTTGCAAACAAAGGATGTATGTAACACTCGCTCGCATGAGCGAGCACAATGTTTTCCGACGCACGTATCGCTGCCCCGCGTGTAAGAACGCGGTGTACACAGAAGAAAAAATTGTCGGACTCTACGCTGACGGTACACACCGCGGCGTCAACTACCGTGCCGCAGCCATGCGTGACAAGCACACATGGGAAGAAAGCCTCGACGACGGCGCGACCTGGACTGCGATCCCGGTTCGCAAGTACAAGCTATCCAACAACGCGAAAGCGCGCATGCGCGTTGGCGAGACCATTCAGCACGGCACGGTGCTTATCCGAAGACGAACTCATGATCCGGATCGAACAACTGAATAATGGCGCGCTGCACATTACGTCCGCGCTCGGGCCGTCCAGCTTCGTCGCGGAAGAAGACATGCACAAGCTGCCTGATGAAATCCGCGACAAGCTGGCAATCCTGCGCGCAACGGATGTGGGCACGCGCATTGAAGACGTCGGGCTGCATGCAGCACCGCGGCGCTTCTGGATATTCAACGACATAGACGATGACACGCTGTTCAGCATGCTGATGCTTGCCATACCGTGGAACCCGCCGTTCACGCACGTTACAGAACCTGTATTGTGGCGCATGGTGGAAAACATATTGCGAGAAACGAAAGGACAATCGAAATGAACCTGCTACATACGAACCCGCTGGGACGCCTAGTCCTGCTGTACAACCGGCTGGAAGCACACCTGCGGTACGCTGCAATTGCGAACAAGCCGATCACGATGTACGATTTGAATCACAAGCCGGACGTCAAGGAACTGACGCAGTCGCCGTACCAAGTGCGTGACGTGCTGCGCGTGCTGATCAACCGCGGGCATGTGATCAAGAATACGCACCGCAACCAACGCGAAAGCACCTACGTGTGGAACAAGGATTCCGGGCCGTTTTTGTTTACGCGTGCGAGCATGCAGCGCGTCGTGCAGGCGCCCAGCGATGTGGTCGTCGTGAAGCCCAAGCCGATTGAAACCCAGGCACCGGTCCCGACGCCGGCCCCTGTTGTACAGCCCAAGCCGCGTACGGACGTTGTGCGTGTCATGTGCAACGACTTCGCGGTGGAGTTCGACATGGGAACTGGCAAATTTTTTATCAACCAACTACTGCGAAGTAATGAAGCCACCACGCCCCACTGAATACACCGATGACGAGTTGTTGGCGCTACTGCACGAGTATAAAAAAGGCGTGACAACCGTCACTTTACTCCGTAAAATCAGGGAACGTGATCCGCAGTGTTCGCGGTCCGGGGCGGAAGCAAGGTTGCACCGCCTTGTCGCACGAGGTGATGTATGGGCTGCCGCCGACCTGAAGACGAATTCACTGCAATACTTCGCGCGCCGTCGCATGACGCGCGTCTATCCGAACGCCATAGCCTGGTCGGTCGACATCCTTTCGGATGGCGAGTATCCTCACTTCGAAAGTGAGGAATCCTACGATGGCAATGACACCGGAAGCGAAAGTAAAGAAGCGCATCAAGTCTCTGCTTGATGCCAACAAGGTCTACTATCACATGACCGTCACAGGCGGGTTCGGCAAGTCCGGCACGCCTGATTTCCTCTGCTGCCACAAGGGCAGATTCTTTTCTATTGAGGCCAAGGCAGGCACTGCCGTCACGCTATTGCAGGAACTCGCGATGGATAAAATTCGCGAGGCCGGCGGCACTGCGTTCGTCGTGCGGACCCACAACGACGTCGAAGAAGGTTGGGTCGAACTGAAACAATACCTGGAGCTACCATGAAAATCCCGTTCCCTGTTCTCGTTGTCGCCGCGCGCTGGCTGTCCGAAGACACCATGATTGCGCAAATGACCGACACCGGCCGGCTGTTGGCAACCGGCGTGAAGAACTACGAGTACCGCAGCGACATTCCGTACACGCTGAAGGGCTACATCCAGTCTTGGATCGACCGGTCGGACTCCAACCGCACTGACAGGTTCGTCCTGGAACGCATGGTGCGAGCACGCAGAGACGCAGAAGGCGAGCGCGAGCGCAAGGACTTTCACACCAAGGTCGCGTCGGGTTTGGTCGATGGGTGGGCTGATCCTAGCTACAACTTCCAGGTCGCCGGTCAAAACCAGGCAGCCCCGTCGAGCAAGCTGGCACAGATGATGCAAAGCGCAAACCAGCAACAAATGAATCAGATCACGAGCCAATACCAGGTTTACAGTAGCAGCAATCATCAACTGTACGGTGGCTTCAACAGCGATCAGGATTCGATGCTGTGAACTGTGTGTTTCTGGATTACGAATCCTACTGGTCGACTACGCACTCGCTATCGAAGATCAACCCGATCGTCTACGTGATGCATCCGGAGACGGAAATTCAGTCGGTGTCGATCGGGATCAACGACGGTCCGATCAAGGTGTATTTCGGCGAGCGGGAAGTTCGTGCGGTGCTGGACTCGATCGACTGGTCGGATGCGATGGCGGTCGCCCACAACGGCTCCGGGTTTGACCACCTGATCAGTGCGTGGCGCTTCGGTATCCGGCCCAAGGCGTGGGGCTGTACGCTGGCAATGTCGCGGCCGTTTTACGGGCTGTCGGTCGGTGGTTCGTTGAAGTACGTGGCGCGTGCGCTGGGCGTCGGCGAGAAGGGTTCGCTGGAAGCGGTCAACACCAAGGGCAAGAAGCTGGCCGACTTCACGCCGGATGAAATCGAGAAGATGCGCGAGTATAACGCACAGGACACGCACCTGTGCCGCGAGATTTTCTACAAGCTGCTGCCGAAGCTGTCGATCCATGAAATGAAGCTGATCGACCTGTGCATACGCATGACGGTCGAGCCGGAAATCGTAGCCGACCGCGACATGATCGTTGAGGCGCTGCATGACGAGCGCCGGCGCAAGCAGATGACGCTGTTGGACTTGGCGGTGCGCTGCGGTGTGGCCCAGGCTGGCATGTCGCCTGAAGATGTGATTGACGCGATGCGTCCGATCCTGATGAGCCAGCCGAAGTTCATGGCACTGTTGCAGCAGCTCGGCGCCGAAGTGCCGATGAAGCCCAGCCCGAGCGTGAAGAACGAGGACGGCACGGCGAAGATGATCCCGGCGCTGTCGAAGACCGACGTCGGCATGGAAGAACTGTTGGACCACGAGGACGAGCTGGTCGTGGCCGCGGCCGCTGCCCGGCTGGAAGTGAAGACGACGCAGTTGGAGACGCGGCTCCAGACGTACCTGGATGTGTCGGACGCGCTGGGCGGCAAGTTGCCGATGCCGGTCAATTACTGCGGCGCCGAAGTCTCGTGGCGCATGTCGGGCAGTATGGGCATGAACGTGCAGAACAACCCGCGGATCGACCCACGCGAACCGAAGCCGGCTGACGCCCTGCGCAACTCCTACTGTGCGCCGGATGGATACGTGCTGGTGGCGGTCGACAGCTCCAACATCGAGCTGCGCGTGGCGCACGGGCTGGCCGGGCAGGAAGACACGCTGGTGAAGCTGCGCAACAACGAAGACCTGTACTGCTGGTTTGCTTCCAGCCCGGCGGTGTTCGATCGCCAGATTACCAAGGCCGATGTGACCGAGCGTTATCTCGGCAAGCAGGCGATGTTGCAGCTTCAGTTTCAGGCATCGTGGCGCTCGTTCCAGAAGACCGCGCGTGTCAACAGCAAGGGCAAGGTCAAGCTGTCGCAGGAGCAGGCCGAGAACATCACGAACGCGTGGCGCGAGCAGTTTTATGCGATCGCCGACAAACGCAACGGCGCGTGGGCGCGCTGCGAGAAGGGCTTGTGGGCGCTGTACTCGGGCACCAGCATGGTGCTGGACGCGGTGGGCCTGTGCATCGTCGAGGATGGCGTGATCAAGACGCCCGGCGGCCATTGGCTGCACTACCCCGATCTGCGGCGCATCAGCGACCCGGAAAGCGGCGACGCCTGGAAGTACGGCCGCGGTGCGAAGGAACGCTTCATCTACGGCGGCAAGGTGTTCGCCAACATCACGCAGCATATCGCCCGGCTGATCGTGATGGAGCAGACGATGCAGCTTGCCAAGCACTACAAGGTGGTGCTGTCGTGTCACGACGAGGCGGTGCTGTGTGTGCCCGAAGCCGAGGCCGAGCGCGCTGAGCGCATCGCGCTGGAGATTTTCAAGACGCCGCCGAAGTGGTGGCCTGACCTGCCGATCACGGCGGAAGCCGGGGTTGGAAAACGTTATGGAGATTGCAAGTAGAAGCATGGCTGCGTATTACAACGAGATAGACCCGTACGCTGCACAGTGGCTGCGGAATTTGATTCAAGCTGGCACTATCGCGCCGGGAGATGTAGATGAACGATCGATTGAAGATGTGCGACCCGACGATCTTCGAGGTTACACACAGTGCCACTTCTTCGCCGGAATCGGCGTCTGGAGCTACGCACTACGAAGTGCCGGATGGGATGACTCCCGCAGTGTTTGGACAGGTTCTTGCCCGTGCCAACCTTTCAGCGCGGCAGGCGACGGAAAAGGGTTTGCTGATGAGCGGCACCTTTGGCCCGCCTTCTTCCAGCTCATTGCGCAGTGCCGCCCTCCAGTCGTGTTTGGAGAGCAGGTTGCAAGCAAGGACGCAGACGCTTGGATCGACGTTGTACAAGCTGACCTGGAAGCAGTGGGTTACGCCGTCGGGGCAGTGCCGTTTCCGTCTGCGGGCGTCGGCGCACCGCACATCCGAGACAGATTGTACTGGCTGGGTGACTCCGTCCGCACGGGACTGGAAAGACACGCCGGGCATGGCCGTGACCGCGAAGGACGGGCGCATTCGTCTGGACCAACTGCCTCGGCAGGCGGCGTTAATGGTTTCTGGACCGGAGCCGAATGGCGTGACTGCTCGGACGGAAAAAGGCGTCCGATTGAACCCGGAATTGCCCCGCTGGCTTATGGGACTTCCTCCCATGTGGGACGCGTGCGCGCCTACGGCAACGCCATCAACGCGGAAGCCGCGAAAGAATTCGTAGCTGCTTACATGGCTGATTTCTAACTTTAAAGTGAGGATTTGATGAAAACAACTTTTCCGCAACAACCCGTACCGCAATGCCTCGGTGAAGAAAAGGAAGTGGTTATTCCGCCGAAGCCGATCGTATCGCGTGAGCATTGGCATGAAACGACCGACCGCCTGAATATGATCATCGGCATCATCGATCAATTTCTCGAGCAGCATCCCGCCGTGCAGTCGTCGACCGATGTGCGTCGGCGCGTGCAGAAAGCCAGCGAGCTGCTGGCCGAAGCGTATCAAATCGCGGGCCTGAACATGTTTGCCTGCGACGACCTGGAGATTAAATAATGCACTGGAACCATCGCACCGTCGTGCACCGCAACACCAACCCGAACGCCTTGCACGAAGAAGACTATCTGACGGTGCACGAGATTTACTACTCGGTCGGCGAGAACACGGGAGACGATTCCACCGACGCCGAAGGGCCGCCGGAAATGCTGTGGTGTCCTTCCGAGGCATCGCCGCGCACGAAGCAGGAAGCGCAGTGGATCATGAACGCATTCGACAAGCCGCCGATTGCCTGGGTGGATGACGCATCGATTACCTACGGCGAGTGCGGCAGCGTCGACTACAAGAAATGGGGCTGGCTGTGAGCATAGCCGCATGTGCGATGTGCTGGGGTTCGGGCGTAACAGTAATTGGCACGCTGTGTAGTTGCGGCGCTCCCCCTGTGCGTGGTTTCGGTTCGATGCAACCGGAGTGGGTGCCGGCCATCGCCGCTATTGACCAACAGATTCGCGAGCTGCGCGACGCAATCAACCAACTGGAGATGAAAATGACGACTGTACTGACTGATGATGGCCTAGAACTGACCAACGGCGACGTGTGGCATGTGCGGCTGCCGGGCGAGAACGAAGTACGCAAGATGAAGATCGTGGATGTGACGCCGAAGACCATCCAGTTGATGGAAATGCCGCGCTCGATGGTGCAGCTTCGGTATGAAATAGAGCGGGTGAAGCTGATCGAAAAGGTGCAGTGATGAAGCGGGCGATGTTGTTTTTCACGCTGCGGCAGTCGTACGGCGCTGCCATGAGCAGCGAGGCCGCGCGGCAGGATTTTTATGCGCGTGCACAAGAAGCTGTGATGGCGCTGGAAGCAGCCGAAAAACGCATCGCCGAGTTGGAACAAAAACTGGAGAGAAAAAAGTGAGAGCGTGGATGGAGATATTTGCGCCGATGATCGCCGGCGCCCTATTGCTGGCTGGAATTGTCGGTGTCATACTCGTGGATAGTTTGGTCATGAACGCGACCAACAGCGGCAACATTGCGTTTGCAGTGGACGTCGTTTACGGGTTTGTGTTTGCGCTGGTCTACTGGCGCATCGTCAAGGCTTTGTACAGGTGAGTGCCATGAAGTTTGTCGTCTACGATCGCCGCGCGGAAGCAGGTGGTCCCGTCAAGTCTTTCCTGGTCGGCCCGGCCGGTCGTGCCGGCGCCCTGACTGCCAACGGCATCAAAGACAGCATGTGCGTCGAGTTCTTCGTCAACGAAGCCAATCCGGAATCCCTACAGCAGCGCCGCGCGCACGCCATTGCGCACAGCTTGCAGAAACAGTGGGACGCGATCGAGCGGTCCCAGGCCGAGATGGAAGTCGCCCGCATCGAAGCCCTTGACGGCGCTGTACAGGAAGACCTGATCACTTCGGAGACCGCACTGGTGCTGGGGAAAATCCAGGAAGACGCCCGCAGCACACCGCACAAGGTAGCGCCCGTGGTGGCGCGTTTGAAGGCGCTCCTGCCGAAAAGGAAAAGCAAATGACAAAGCCCGCCGTGCAGTGGTCGTACAGCTCGTGGAAATGCTTCAAGAACTGCCCGAAGCAGTATTACCACTACTTCGTGGTCAAGGATGCCAAGACCTTCGGCGATGCGAAAAGCTCGTCGTACGGCACCGACTTCCACGAAGCGGTCGAGACGTCGTTGAAGGAATCGACCCCGTTGCCGGCGGCGTTCCAGCAGTTCCAACCGCATGTCGAAGCGATTAGGAAGTGGCCCGGCAAGCCGCTGATCGAGTACAAGATGGCGCTCGGTCCCGACCTGAAGCCTTGTTTCTTCTTTGACAAGAATTATTTCGTTCGGGGTGTCGTCGACGTTGCAAAAGTTGACGGACAGAAAGCTCGCGTATTAGACTGGAAAACTGGAAAGTCGGCCAAGTACGCCGACCCAAAGCAGTTGGAATTGATGTCGCTGATGGTGTTCTCGCACTTCCCGGAAGTCGAGAAAGTGCAGGCTGGGTTGATGTTCATCGTGCCCGACAAGCTGGTGCCCGAGAAGTACGACCGCAAGGAAGTACCGGAACGCTGGCAAGGCTGGCTGTACGACATTCACCGCATGGAAGTGGCATTCAAGACCGGCGTGTTTAATCCGAGTCCGAACGGGTTGTGCCGCGCGCACTGCAACGTGATGGACTGCCCGCACAATGGAAAGAATCGCTGACATGCCAGTACCACCGGATAAACGCAACTACAAGCACGAATACACTTTGCAGAAAAAGCGTGGTGAAGATGAAGCGCGCCACCAACGCTACCTGGCCCGCAAAAAGATCGACGAGGCTGGCATCGATCGCAAGGGCAAGCATGTCGCGCACAAAAAGGCCATCGTCAACGGTGGCACCAATAGCCGTAGCAACCTCGAAGTCGTAGCACCGAAAAAGAATCTGTCCTATGCACGCCGATCCAACCATACTCCTAAAAAGTGAGGAAACACCGCTAGATATTTACGGCATCCGGCGCCGGCGCGAATCGCGCGAAGCCCGCAGGAAGAAGATCGACAAGGCGTCGTTCTGTACGGGCAAGGCACCGTACAAGACCTTCTCCGAAGCCGACCAAACCATGAAGCGGCGACACCATCGCTTTCCGTACAAGGTGTATCGCTGCCGCTTCTGCCAGATGTGGCACATTGGGACGGACAAATCAAAAGAATGGAAATAGTCGACGGCACCGCATTGCTGTTCCAGCCTGCCGATCCGGATGCGATCACGCAGGCGATTCGAAAAAGCCACAAGCTCGACGACGGTCGCGTCCTGGTGCACTGGAATCTGGCTGCAATGCGCGCGTTGGCGCGGCTCGGGTACGACGTGCCCAGCCCCATCAAGAAGAATTACCCGTACCACGGCAAGAACGCGCCGTACTCGCATCAGAAGCGCATGTCGGAGTTCATGACGCTGCACAAGCGGTGCTTCAACTTCAGCGACATGGGAACTGGCAAAAGTCGCGCGGTGTGCTGGGCGGTCGACTACCTAATGCAAGTCGGAGACATCAAGCGCGTGCTGATCGTGGCACCGTTATCCATCCTGCGCTCGGCGTGGGAGTCGGACTTGTCGGCCACGGCCATTCATCGGTCGGTTGACATCGCGCGTGGCACGCCGGAGAAGCGGCGCAAGATCATCCTGTCCGGCTGCGAGTTCTGCATCATCAACCACGACGGCATCAAGTCGTCGTTCAAGGACTTGCAGGCGGCGAATTTTGACCTGATCGTGGTGGATGAAGCGACGGCGTTCTCCAACGCCCGCAGCGACCGCTGGAAGGCGCTGCACAAGCTGATCAAGCCCACGACCGGCCTGTGGCTGTTGACCGGCACGCCGGCGGCAAACTCGCCGCTGCAAGCGTACGGGCTGGCGAAGCTGATCTGCCCGGAGCGGGTGCCGCAGTTCTTCTCCGGCTGGCGCGACCTGACGATGACGAAGCTGTCGATGTTTACGTACATCCCGCGGCCGAACGCGCGCGACATCGTCTATGGTGCACTGCAACCGGCGATCCGGTTCGACAAGCGTGACTGCCTGGATTTGCCGCCGGTGACGTTCGTCGAGCGCGAAGTGCCGATGGACCCGGGCCAGCAGCAGTATTACGACAACATGCGCTCGCTGATGGCGATGCTGGCGGCCGAGAAGACGGTGACTGCGGTCAACAAGGGTGTGCTGGTCGGCAAACTGCTCCAGATCGCCTCCGGCGCGGTGTATTCGGACGACGGCAGCGTGATCAATTTCCGCGCGCAAAACCGTCTGAACGACATGTGGGAAGTGATCAAGGAAGCGCCGCAGAAGGTGCTGGTGTTCGCGCAGTACCGGCACACGATCCGGATGATCGAGAAGTTCTTGACCGAGCACAACATCGAGTGCGCGACGATCGATGGTGACACCGCAGATGCCGAGCGCGGCCGCATCATCCACGCATTCCAGACAACGCCTGCCTACCGCGTGCTGGTGTTGCAGCCGAAGGTGGCGTCGCACGGGATCACGCTGACCGCCGCCAGCACGACGATTTGGTTTTCGCCGGTATCTTCGCTGGAAACCTGGCGCCAGGCCAACGACCGGATCAACCGGATCGGCCAGCAGAACAAGATGACGGTGGTGAAGATGGTAGGCTCGAGCGTGGAGCAGCGCGCGTACAAAATCCTGGAGCGCAGGGATGCCGAGCAGACCGATTTGCTGGAACTGTACAGGGAAGAACTTGAGGCTTGACTGAGTACAGCTTCCTGCTATACTGGAAGTGTGCGGTGGGGTTGCCGCGCACGAAAAACTAACTTTAAAGTGAGAACGAGATGACGGATGTTGCGAAGGATGCGAACCGGCTTGTTGGCGTGTATCGACGGGTACGTGATGCGCGCGAAGCGGCGTCTTCTGCCTGGCGCAAGCAGGACGAAGAATTCAAGGTGCAGCTCGATTTGCTCGAGCAAGAATTGCTGAAGCTGATGAAGGAACAAAACACGGACGGGTTGCGCACCGAAAACGGCACCGTGTCCAAGACGATCAAGGAAAAGTTTTGGTCGACCGATTGGGCATCCTTCGGCAAGTGGGTGCTGCATCATGGCGCCGATGCGCTCGACCTGTACGAGCATCGGATTGCGCAAAGAAATATGGCCGAGTTCATTTCGAAAAACCCGACGGATATTCCGCCCGGGTTGCAGATCGACCGGCGGTACGCTGTGGTGGTGCGAAAACCATCGTCTAGTGAGTAAGTGGAGCAAACATGGCAAATGATGTAACGTTGTTCGTTGGGGGCGGTGATCTGGCACTTCCGGAGCACCTGCGTGGGATTGAACTCGACGAACAGACCAAGCGGCTCGCCGGCGGCACCGGTGGGCCTCGCATTTCGATCAAGGGTGGCGTGTTTCGCCGGCTGGAAAACGGTGAGGAAGTTGCCCGGATCGAAGACCGCAAGCTGAACGCGATTATCGTCGCAGTGGCACCCGACAATGCCCGCACCTATTACGACGAGGGCTACGTCGAAGGCGAAAAGAAAGCGCCGACCTGTTCGTCGGCCAACGGCAAGGTGCCCGACGCCGCGGTGAAGAACAAGCAGTCGGCCGCGTGCGCGACCTGCCCGCAAAATGCCGCGGGGTCCGGTGAAAACGGTGGCCGTGCCTGCCGCTACTCGCGCAGCCTGGCGCTGTGGCTGGAAGGCGATGCGCAGCAAAAAATTCACAAGCTCACGCTGCCGTCGCAGTCGATCTTCGGCAATGTTGAAAACGGTGTGATGCCGTTGATGGCCTATGCCAAACTGCTCGTTTCCAAGAATGTCCCGTACAATGCCGTTGTCACCGAACTTCGATTCGACACCAATTCCGCCACACCTAAGCTGGGTTTTAAAGCGGTTCGATACCTTGGCGTGGAGGAATACGCCGCTGCCAAGCGGCTCGGCGCTACGCCGGAAGCGATGGAGGCTATCGCCGCCGGTACATTTGAATACGATGGCGCGGGTGCGGCAGCCACTGGTAGTGCGCAACAAACGGAACCTGACAAGAAGGGTGCTGTTGAACAGGATCAAAAGCCTGTCTCCGCTGGTGGAGCGGCAGAAGAACCGGGAGTGGGTGATAAGGGCCGCTCCCGCAAAAAGGCACCAGCGCAAGCTCGGGCTGCCGAAGCTAATAGCGGCTCCGATACCGGCGCCGACCGCGCAGTGGCGCCGACTAAGAGTGTGGACCAACGCAGTGCAGCGCAAGACCAGGCTGCCATAATCGCAGCACTTCAGGCACAACTGGCAGCGTTGCAGGCCGGCCCGGCGCCGGTGGTGGAGCGCACCCAGCAGGAATCGCGGCCGCTGCCGCAAAGCGCGGCTGATGTGATGGCGCAGTGGGGCGACGAGTAACGTGTTGCGCCACTAAGGTAGCTAGTGGTGGGCGCAAGCCCAGCTCCTGAAAACCGCCGGGGCGCGGGTGCTACCAGCCCCACTTTTTCAGCGGCGCAGCCGCTTTTATTTTCTGGATTTATCATGGCTTTCGGCTTTTCAAAAATGGTCGCCGACCGCATCGAGGAACGGTTCGCCGCGAATCCCGATGACCCGGTCGCGCGGCTAGGCTACATCTGCGTCAAGCGCAACCTGATGCCATCAAGCATTTCCAACATTCTTGGTGTCTCGAAGCAGACGATCTACGACTGGTTTGCTGGCCGCTACGAACCCGGCCCCGACTCGATTGAGCGCGTGAAGACACTGCTCAAGGATTTGAACAAGACCAAGTAACGCGGGGGCCGCATGGACGCAGCGTACGATCTGCTGTCCGCAGCCCTGGATAATAGTGGATGGATGTTCATCGTCGGCCTCGGAAGCACGACGATACAGACCCCTATTCCGCCTGGAGACTACCACGCTGCGGTAGCGGAAGCACAACGTCTTGATGCACGCGGACTGGATGTATATTTCGCGACGTCGACGTTCAAGAATAACCAAACAAGAAAGGCGCACAACGCACAAGCGGTCAAGGTCATCAAGCTCGATTTCGACGTTGGTGACAGCCCGGAGAAGTACAACTCGAAAGCCGAAGTGCGCGACGCGCTCGCGCAGTTTTGCAGCAACACCGGCATGCCGGCGCCGACAGCGGTCATGTCGGGCTATGGCATCCACGCGTACTGGATTCTCGAAGACGCGCTGACCGATCTACAGGGCGCGCTGTATGCAACGAAGTTCAAGCAACTCTGTGCTGCGCACGGGTTGAAGACGGACCCGACCGTCACCGCCGACATCGCGCGTATCCTGCGCGTGCCCGGCACCCACAACTACAAGAAGCCCGACGCGCCGAAGGAAGTCAAAGTCATCCTGCCGGTGGCCGTGCATGCGAATGCACCGCTGCTGGAATTGATCGACAAGCTGCACAGCGAGTGCGCTCACCTGAGCGACGTTGAAGGCGATGTGTTGTCGCTGTCGTTGCCGGCGCACCTGCGCGGGATCGAACTCGATCCGCTGACCAAGAGCCTGTTTGCCGAGAAGCCGAAGAAGTTCTCGATCATCCTCGACAAGAGCACCGCCGGCCAAGGCTGCGCGCAGATTAAGGACATCTACGAACACCAAAAGGACCAGGAAGAAGGACGCTGGCGCGCGGGGGTGTCGATCGCGCATTTCTGCGACGATGGCGAGCAGGCGATCCACATTATCTCCGACAAGCACCCGGAGTACACGCGCGCGGCGACGATCAAGAAGGCCGAGGGAATCAAGGGACCGTACACCTGCGCGTACTTCCGACAGTCGTGGCCTGCGTTGTGCGAAGGCTGCCAGCTCAAGATCACATCGCCGATCCTGCTGGGGAACTACGTGCCGCTGGCGCAGCCGTCCGACAACATCGTGATGGATCAGAACCGCCAGATCGAAGACGCACCCCGTGCGTACGAAATTCCCGAGTACCCGTGGCCGTTCGTGCGTGGTAAAAATGGTGGCGTGTTCCGCGAAGATGAAGGTGCTGACCCGGTGCTGGTGTCGAAGGTCGACTTCTACATGCAGGAGCGGTTGCAATCGAAAGACACCGGCTACATGGGGCACATGCGCATGCACACGCCGAAGGATGGTGTGGTCGACTTCATGCTGGAAGCGCGCGAAGCGGCGGCGCTGGAAAAGCTGCGCGATGCCCTGGCACTGCGCGGGTTGGTGGTGTACGACAAAAAGTTGGTGATGATGCGTGACTATGTCAAAACGTGGTTCGACACGCTGGCGTTGAAGGAAGAAGCGAAGATGGTGAAGACACAGTTCGGTTGGACCGAAGGGTTCAAGTCGTTCGTGATCGGGAATCGCGAGATTTTTGCGTATTCCAGCGCAGCGTTCTCGCATGCGGCGCCGAGCTTGCAGGACATGATCCCGAAGTTCTCGAAGTCCGGTTCGCTGGAAGACTGGAAAAAGGTGTGGGACGCGTACCGGCTGCCGGGCACCGAGGCGCATCTATTCTGCGCGCTGGTCGGGTTTGGAGCGCCGCTGCTGGCGCTGGTGCGCTCGCCGCTGGTGGGTGCGCTGGTCAACGCGTACAGCCAGAAGTCCGGCTCCGGCAAGTCCACCTGCTTGCAGGCGGCGCTGTCGATTTGGGGCAACCCGGCGCCGGGCGGCCTGATGATGAACTTCGACGATACGCCGGCGTCGCGCTACCATCGGATGGGTGTGTACAAGAACATGCCGATCTGCATCGACGAGCTGACACAGGTGGGTGACGACGCGATTGGCGCGCTGCTGTTTAGCGTCACGCAAGGGCGCAGCCGGGAACGGATGATGGCGTCGGTGAATCAGACGCGGCGCAACGATTCGACCTGGGTCACACTGGCGCTCACATCGGGCAACACCAGCTTCGTCGAGCGGCTGCAAGCGAACCAATCCGGCGTCGAAGGGCAGTTGATGCGTATGCTGGAGCCGAACCTGGTGCGGCCGAGCTGCCTGTCGAAAATCGAAGCGGACGAAATCTTCAACAAGCTGGAATCCAACTACGGGCACGCGGGCGACATCTTCATCCAGCACGTGCTGCAAAACATGGACCGGGTCAAGGAAATGCTGGTGCAGACGCAGCGCCGCATCGACCGCGAACTGAACATGCAGGGGGAGGAACGCTACTGGTCGGTGATCCTGTCGTGCATCCATGTCGGCGCCGAGCTGGCGATGGAGACGGACTTGATCAATATCGACATGACCGTGCTGCGCACGTACTCGGCCAAGCTGATCGAAACGATGCGCTCGCGCCTGGTGTTCTCGTCGTTCGTGGAAAAGCAGGGCAACGATACGCTGGGCGAGTTCATCAACACGCACCGCCAGAACATGCTGGTGGTCGACACCGGCGACGAGGGCAAGAAGGTGCGCGTGCTGCAAGAAAACACGTCGCAGTCGCTGCTGATGCGCTACGAAAAGAATGCCGAGCTGGTGTACATCGCACAGTCGGAATTGCGCAAGTTCCTGTCCGCGAAAAATATCCACCTGGCGCAGTTCCTCGAAGACGCGAAGAAGGACGGCACCTACATCGACGCCGGGCAAAAGCGGCTCGGCGCCGGCACCAACAACCCGCCGACCAATGTGCGGGTCTACATCTTCCGTTTGCAGGAGTGAGCATGGGCGCGATCAACACCATCTGGAGCAGCAGCGCAGGACCAATGACGATGTCGACCATTCGCAGCGGCACACCGATACCACCGAACCCGGAAACCGCGGGCGTCTATAAGTTCGTGCTTGTGCCGGAAGTGCGCTCCATGACGACGTTCATCACACCACAAGGCGAGAACGTGTATGCGATCGTGCGCGACGATTTCGAGCGCATGTCAAACACAGTCGCGGGACAAGGCGTGCGCGCTATTGCGGTGCTGGATGCAGCCGCCGGAGAGTTGCCGGTGTTCGGTGCGGTGAAGTTGCCGGGAGTCGGCAGCGTGATGATACTGGAAGATGGCGCGCGGTACTACGTGCTCTATACGTGATCATCGAACTCGACGGCTGGCAAATCGATGTTACCTGGGCCGACATGTACCCGGGTGACTCGTTCTTTGTCCCGTCGATCAACTGGCCGTTTGACCGGGAAGCAATCCAGGCATCGGCCGACGCCGCTGGTTGCCAAGTGCACATCGTCGGTGTGATCGAAGAGTCGATCCGCGGATTGCGTGTGTTTTGCGAATTTCCGTGCTACACTTAGTTCGCTCTTGTTTCATCTCGCAAGGCAACCCCAGCTCTCTCCAGAGCTTTTAGCGCGCCCCGCCGGGCAGCACCGCCGAGTCCTTCCATAGCTCGGCGGTATTTTTTTGCCCAAAATTCCTCACTTTAAAGTGAGGATCATTCCCCGATCCGATGCTGCATGTACGGCAGCGCCTTCGCGGTCAACGTGTTGATTTCCTGGCTGATCCGATCGAGCTGTGCCCGCTTCATGTCCGGGCTGGCATTCGATGCGCGTACCGCGCGCTGCATCTTGTGCAGGTTCTGGAGCTGCGTGTTGATCGTGCCCAGCGCCTGGTGCAGCCGATACAGCTCGATGTTCGACGTGCCGTTCACGCCACTATTTTGCAGGTAGTCGCGCGCCTTTTGGACGTCGCCGCTGTTCTTCAGCGAGGTCGCGGTGTTGTACACCTGGTCGGCCATGTTCTTGATTTCGTAGAAGCGGTCGGTGTCGCGCGCGGTGTTCGGGTTGGTGACGAGTGCCCGCACGATGGGTTCGCGGTTGAACGGCGTGGACGGTGCATTGTCCGGTGCCAGCAGCTTGTCGACCATGCCGATGACGAAGGTGCCGATCGAGCCGGTGTAGCCGGTCAGCAGGTTGTCGATCTTGATCGGCGACAGGCCCGTGGCGCTGCCAACATCTTGCGCGAGCTGGCTGGTGTTGGACGTGATGCGCTGCTCCGGAGCCAGGTTCTGCATCGCCGCGGATTCCAGCGGGCGGCCGGTAAAGAAGCTGTAGTTGGTCGCATCTTCCAGCGCCGGCTTGGCGAACTGCGGGATGAAATCAGGCGACTGCCGCAGCGCGGCTTGGCCCAGGGCTTGCCACATTTCACGGCTGGTTTCATCGCCCGACATCGTGCGTACCACGTTGGCCGGCACAGTCCAGAACATCGCGCCGAGTTCGAACGGGATCGGAATCTTGAAGAACTGCCCGCCGCCGATCGGCACCAGCATGTTTTGGTCGGCGATGTCCTTGCGCACTTTCTTGTAGTCGTCATCCTGCATCATGTACGCGTTGTACACCGACGCCGCCAGCGCCATCTTGATGCCGTTGCCGATCAGGATTTTGCGTGCCTGTGCCCGGCTCATGCCGAGGCTGTCGCCGCGCGCGAGCGCCCGGTAGACCTTGTAGATGCCTTGCAGGTTGGAATTGAAGAACGGGATCAGCTTCTTGGCGACCGTGATACCGTCCCACGCGCCGCGCTGGCGGAAGTTCATCGTGTTCATCGCCGCCTGCGCGGCTTCGGTCTCACTGCCGGTGCGGGCCAGCACATCGTGGTACACACGGTTGCGTGTGGCGATTTCCGACTCGGCGGCCAGGTCTTCCCAAAACCGTGCAGCAGCGTGGATCGCGCTGTCGGCCACTCCTGCCCAATTGTTCTTGTTCACGCCGCGCATGTACTCGTTCATGATCGCACGCCGCTCGCGTTCCAGCGAAGTGAATTCCCGCACCCCGCCGATGCCGAACTTAGAAATGTCGTACGACAGCATGTGCGACCGCTGGCCTTTCATCGCGTCGCGGAACGAGGCGACTGCACCTTTGCCGAAGTGACCGGCGACGTCGCCGGCGAAACGGCCGAGCGTCTTGTCGGTGTAGTTGTAGGCCCAGGCTTCGGTCGCATCCCGCACCATGTTCCGGAAGATCATATCCGGCGACAGCATGATCGCGTTGCGCAGCAGGTGCGTGAACTTTTCCATCGCATCGAACACCGACGGCATGTCCTGGGCGATGCCTTCCAGCGTCTTGTACGCCATGCGGTCGCCGACGGTGTAGAACTTCTGGACGCCGTTTTCCTTGACCGTGATGACGTTGCGGCCACTGCCTTGCGGACGCAGCGGGTGAGCAGTCACATCGCCTACCCCGTACTCCTGCATTTCGTGCAGCGCCTTGACGCCGGCGTTGTTGCGCATCGCCATATTGACAACGTGCATGCGCTGGCGGATCAGGTTCTCCATCACATCGGAGACGTCGCGCTCGGAGCCGTGGAACTTCTTCAGGTTCGACGTTTGCACGCCGCCGGCCTTGCCGCTGTAGCCGCCCATCTCGTAGTCTTCCATCACGCGGTTCAGCGGCACGTAGTACTGATTGGTGCGCCACATGGCAGCGGTCTTGGCCGAGATGATGCCGCCCTGCTCGAGCGTGTCGATGTTCTGCCGGTTGATGCCGCGCACGATGTCCAGCGCGCGTTTGACTTCCGGCGTTTGTGCATCCCGCAGCGCCTGGGCGATCGTGGCGTCGGTGACGCCGGCCGGCCGTGCGAAGTCTTTGTCTGCGTCGACGGTGCCGTCGGCTTGCTGCTGCTTCAGGCGCTGCTCGCGCTCGTAGTACGACAGGTTGGTGACGATGCCGTTGAATACCCGGTACTTGTCCTCGGTGGTCGGCAGCTTGCTGATCGCATCGTTCAACGCGCTCATGTTGTCGCGCTCGGGGAATACCTTCCAGTAGCCTTCCGCGTTCTTGCGCACCGCGCCAACACCCAAGGATTCCTTGGCGGTTGGGATCGAGTAATCGGCACCGTTCAACAGGGCAGTCGCGGTCGCTTCCAGGTTGCCGCGCTCGTTGCGGCGGGTCCATGCCTGCGGCAGCAGCCGGCTCACGCCAATCTTGCTGTTGAAGAGTTCCTGCTCGACCTTGTCGCGTACTTGCGCAAAGCGGCTGCCGACTTCCTGCCGGCTGGGCAGGTTCTTGACCACGCCAGCGGCGTTCTTCACCGCCCGGATGCCGCCTTCGATCGGACCGAACTCGTGCTCTTTCGATGCGGTGTCGGCGTAGGTTCCCAGCTTCAACGCCGGGCGGTCGGCCGCAGCGGCGCGCAGGGCATCGGCACCTTCCAGATTGCCTAGGTGTTCGGTCAGCGACAGCAGCTCGGTCAGCGCGTTCGAATCTTCCTTCTTGAACCCGAGCAGGCGCGCGACCATGTCAGTGAAGCGACCCCACGCGGTCTTGTTGCCGTACTTGATCTGTGCGAGCTTTTGCTGGAACTCGTAGTTCGACAAGCCTTCGGCGGCAAAGTCGTGCACGTTTTCCAGCCCGTAGTTGCGCTCGCCCTTGAGCGCGCGCTTGACGTGGGAGTACAGGTCGCCGAGCTGTTTGATGGCCGGCTTCTGTGCTTCGGTCGGATGATCGATCGCTGTTTGCAGCAGTGCGTGCGCCATTTCGTGGCCGACCACGTGTTCATCCATCGCCGCGTCTTCGTGCACGGTCACAGTGCGCGTGCTGGGGTCGTACTGCCCGTTGGTGCGCAGGATGTCGGACGGGGTCTTGGCGGCGGTCTTGCGCAGGTTGGCTTCGCCGGCTTCCTTGATCTTCGCGTTGACGGTGTCCAGCAGCTTCTGTGCACCGGCGACATCCTTGACGCCCATCGACGACAGGAACGCACCCAGGTTGTCGTTGCGCAGGCCGTACAGCTTCGCGGTGGCGGGAATTTTCGCGTTCGCGATGTCCGGCGTCAGGCCGGCCGTCTTCTTGTTGCGCAGCAACTTGACCGCATCGTCCAGCATCGAACGCAGTTCCAGCAGCGACTTCGCGTTGTAGACGACCTTGTCCTTGTCCGACAGCTCGTTGTCCAGGTGCTTGCTGGTTTCCAGCTTCACGCCCTTCAGTTTCGATGCGAGCTTGCCCAGGTGCGCGATGATCGGGTTGCTCGACTTGCGCAGCGCGTCGGCGGCGTCGGCGAAGCTGCCGTTACCCACGGCAGTGCCCAGGTCTTCGTTCGGCACGTTCTGGCCGAACATGCGGTCTTTCGCGGCCGCCGGCAGCTCGCCAACCGGAGTTTCAGGTGCAACCAGCGCGGCCGCAGGTTCTTCCTGCGGTGCAGGCGCCGGCTCGGGTGTCGGGGTCAGTGTACTGTTGCCTTCTCCAGCTCCAGGTACGTCTCGTTCAGGTACTCCATCAGCAGGTACATTTCCTCCGGCGTCAGGCGCGGGCACCCGCGCGGTGTCGGCTGGTCCAGCATTCCCGCCATCCACAGGTCCGATATTTGCTGATCCGTCAGCTTGGACAGGAACATCAGGGGCAGGTTGTGCGGCTGGCGCTTCGGCATTGGGCGTCTCCGTAGGAGCAGGAGCAGGACTGGCAGGCTCGCCAGCAGGCACGTCAGGCGTAGCAGGTTGCGCATTTTCTACGGGGGCCGGCGGCATGTCCTGCACCGGCGGTTGTTTGTCCAGGTTGGTGATGGCAGACTGGAGCGCGTTGCGCCGGTCTTCGTTGCGGGTGCCCGACAGCACCGAGCGCAAAACTGCCTGCACGGCTTGGCGACCCTGCTGAGTGTTCAGGTCATGCCCCTCGAGCGCGCCGGTCTTCCAGGCTTTGGCTTGCGGGCTGACGACCCCACGGAAATCTTCGTTCGCGGTCAGGCGCGGGCCGGTGGCGGCAGCAACCTGGGAGTCGGGCACCACGTTCGGTGCCTTCGGAATTTCGACGATCGCGGCCGGGTTTTCGTACGACAGCGGCATCTTGACCAACGCGAGTTCCTGCGGCGACAACAGGTAGCCGGCCGCTTGCTTGCGGCGCGCCTGGAGCTGGGCATCGAGCAGCGGGGTCTTCGGCAGTTGCAGCGGGGACGGCGCCGGCGTCTCCGGCGGGGTCTGGATGGTCGCGGCCGGGTTCGGCTGCGTGGTCAGTTCCGGCGGCGCATAGGTCGAGCTGCGCGGGGCCGGCGCATTGAAATCGAGCTGTGGCTGGACACCTTCAAACGGCAGCGGTTGCTGGCGCTGATCGACGACAGGCGGTTGTTCCGGCGCGCGCAGCGGCCGCGGCGGTGCTTGGTCGGCACCGGGCAGGATGTTGCCTTCCAGGTCGGGTTGCAGCGGCTGGCTGAACGCGGCGATCGCGTCGGCATTTTGCGGCAGGCTGGCCCGGGCATTTTGATCTTGCTGCGCGGCGTAGCGCGCACGGGCGGCGGCCAGCTCGCCGTCCAGCGTCGGCGTGTAGTTGTTGGCGAAGTCGTCTTGCGTCAACGGCCGTACCGCACCGCGACGGTCCAGGCCCGGGTACATCGACGAGTCACCCATGCGCCGGTCGGGGCCGGCGTTCGGCGGGTAGCTGTAGTCTTCCGGTGCCAGCGAGCCAAGGCCGCGCCGCTCGGGGCCGGGATACATGGCTGCGACATCCGGTGTCGCAGTGCGACGGTCGGGGCCGACTTGTCCTTGGTCGGCAGCGCGCATTAGGTTTTCGTTGATTGCCGACTGCTGGTCGTCGGACAGCCGCTGGTCGAACGCGGCGCTGGCCGGGTCGATGAATTTGCTGACCGCGTTGTCACGCGCGTTCATGCCGTGCAGCGCACCAAACACCGGGGACAGGGCGGCCGCCGACTTGGCCGACTGGATGTACTCGTCCATCGCTTGCGGGCTGGCGATCGGCTGGCCGGAGACCCCACGGCGCACCGCTTCGTTCCCAACCATCATGCCGGTGCCGAGCGCGGCGTTTGCGCCGGTTTCCATCAGCACATTACGCATCGTGCTACCAAGCGCCTGTTCGGCGGCGTCGCGCGTCATTTCGCCCGTCAGGACTTTCTGCGCCAGGCCGGCCGCTTCCTTGTAGGCCATGCCGCTGCCCAGCGCCCCGGTGACGAATTTGCCCAGCCCGAACCGATCGATCGCACCCTGGACGATACCGCCGGCGGTTGCCGTGAGCATGTTGGTGGTGCCGGTCTGCTGGCGTTGCCGCTCGAGGTTGCCGCCGGCTTCTTGCGCCATCAAAGTGCCCAGCGACAGCGCCGGGCCAACGTACGGGATTTGGGACTCGGCCATTGCCGGGCCGTAGCCACCAACGATGCCCCCCAGCGGTTCCGTGACATACCGGCGCGCGACCGCACCCAGCCCGCTGAACAAGCCCTGCTTGAACGCGGCGTCCTGATCTTCCTTTGTGGTCGGATCGTACTCTTTCGCGATTTCCTGCTTGTTCTTGGTCTGCATGCTGCGCAGACCCGCTTCGACGTTCGGCAAGCCCGCGCGATTCGCCAGTTCCGCGCCGTAACCTTCAATGTTGCCAGCCGTCGTGTCGAACGCGGCTTTCATCGACGGGATGAAGCCCTGGTTGCGCTTGAACAGATCGGGGAAGTTGCGCACGATCGCTAGGCGCGCTTTCTCCGGGTCCATGCCATCCGGGATTTCAACGGTCTTGCCGTTCGGTAGTTCGAAAATCGCCATATCGATTCCGTTACTTGATGGTGCCGTCCAGGTTCAGTTTGTAGTCTGGACTTTTCGTGGCGGCGGCCGGCGTGGGATTACGCATCAACAGCGAGCGGTAGCGCGGGTCGACGTTCGACATCGCGTAGGCATCGGCTTTTTGCATCAGGTCGTCGGCGCTGCCGCCCATCAGCGAGTCGCCTTTGTGTGCGTTGAGGTACGCCGTGCGGTCGCGGTCGTACTGGTTGTTCACCTGGGTTGCAACGCGCAGCATCGGGTTGGCAATACCCCCGCTGCCGGCGCCGCGGCCGGCCAGGATTTGATTGCGCCCGTTGGCAATTGCCACTTCCGCGCCGAGCTTCGCCGTTTCCAGGTTGTACATGTTGTTGGCCTGCGCCGCACGCACCATCTCGTTGCGCTGGTTGATCTGATCCATCTTGTCGAACCGGTAGCCGTACATGTCGGACTGGTACATCTGCGACGCGCGCGAGTTCGCTTGCTCGGCAAGCTGGGCGGCGAGCCGGTAGTTGCCTTGCTTGGCGGCGCCCTGGGCGGCAGCCATTTCGTCGCGGTGCATTTCCAGCGCGCGCTTTTGCGCCAGCACATCGCGGTTTTGCTGCATGTACGTGCCTAGCCCCTGCTGGAGTCCCTGACCAATATCGGACAGCGCGTTCGGGCCGTGTGCCGACAGCATGCCGGCGCCAGCCGACATCAATGCAAGTGCCTTGGCCTGATCGCTCAACTTGCTGGTATCCGCCAGCCGCTGGTCGGTGCGCGACAGAATGTCGCCGTACACATCCGGGTTTTCCTTGTTCACCTGCGCCAGATAGTCGTCCGGCGTTTGCATTGTCGGCTTGTCCGGTTTGACCGGGTCCGGCGGGATGTAGATGTCCGGCACCTTCGACGGCGGGATGTTCGGCATCGAAATCGGGGTGTACGGGACCGCCGTGCCCTGGCCGTACATCGCCATCCAGTCGGGTTGCGGCTGCGCGGCAGGCGCGGGTGCCGGCGCGGGAGCGGGTGCAGAACTTCCTACGCCGGATGTGGACACGAGCGGTGCACCGGTGCGCGCGGCTTCGGCCGCAGCAGGATCAACCGGGGCCGGGTCATTCTGCGTCTGCTTGCGCAGCCAGCCACCCACTTGATTTCCAGCCGCCTTCAGTTCGTTCCACCGCTGCTGCCAGTAGCCGTCGTCCGGCGAGTCCACCGAACCGCCGTCGTCAAACGAGACGATGCCGCCACCCTTGAACGACGCGTTGCCCGACATCTGCGGCGTGCCGGCAATCCCCTGCGCAAGAGCCGCCTGCTGCGCCTGTTCCTGCACGACCGGCGTGGTGTCGACCGGCTTGCCATGCGTGCGCATTTGCTGCCGGCGCTGGATTTCGAACATCACGTAGTCGCGCGGCACCGGAGCGTTCGGGTTGCGCAGCAACTGCTGGAGCTGCTGATCGCTCAAGTTCTGAAGTGCCTGGGTGGCTGCATACAGGTTCATGGTTCACCTTACGAATTGGCGAGTTTGTAGGCGCCGATGCCCGTCGTCAGCAGGCCGGCCGCTTGCGACAGCGGGTTCGTGTTTTGGTACGTCGTCACATCCGAGTTGGCCGTCACCGGCACGCCACGCAGGATACCCGAGTAGAAGTTCAGCATCTGCTGCGGGTAGTCGCGCTGGTTGACGAAGTTATCGTACGCGGCTGTGTCGGCCTGCTGCTGGTTCTGCTGGTACACATCGCCGGCGGACAACTGTGCCCCGAGCCGGTTCAAATCCGACTGCTGCGCGGCGTTGCCGATGTTGGCGTAGTTGTTGGCGAGGTTGCCGACGTTCGCGTACGCCTGGTTCTGGATACCAGCAGCACCTTGGCGGGCTTGTTCGTTGGCGATCTGACCTTGCAGCGCCATCTGTGCGGCATTTTGCCGCTGTCCTTCGTTGTACTGCTGGTTCTGAAGCCCGGCCTGGCCGTACGCCATCTGCTGGCCGGAGTTGTATTCCTGCGCGCCGAGGTTTTGCTGGCCGGCCGCGAGCTGCGCCTGCTGCTCGGTGTTGAACTGCTGCTGGGCGTTCGTGTACGCCTGGTTCATCCCCTGATTCTGGATGTCATCCAACTGCTGGTTCAGGTTGCGCTGGTTCTCGGCATTGACGAGCGCCGCGCGCGAGCCACCAAAGGCACCGGACTGTGCAGCGGCCGCATCGGAGGCGACGTTCTGGATGCCGTTTTGCCGGATCGCTTCGCGCTTGGCGATGTCGATCACATTCTGCTGGTACGGGTTCATGTACTGCTGCGCCGTCGCCGAGTCGAACGTGCTAGGATTGTAGGTCGACTGCACCGTAGAAGGTGCGGCGAACATCTGTGTGGCCTGCGGGTTGTAGGTCGAGCCGATCTGCCCGGACTGATACTGCCCGAGACCGAGCGCACCGTTGGCCGCGGCGTTGTTGTAGCTGTCCGCGTAGGTGTACTCTTGCCGTGGGCCGAGCGCGGCCACGCCGCTCAAGGCGTTGGTCTGCTGCGTATTCAGCGGCGCGACTTGCTGCCCGCCGTACGGCTGGTACGCCTGGTTCGACACCGCTTCAGTGCGGTTCAGCAGGTTCGTGAAGTACGGCTGCGCGTAGTCCGGAATGTTCGTCTGTGTGACGGTCTGCTGCGTAGGTTGGCTGTTTCCACCGCCCATGATTTACTCCCTGAGATTCTTGTAGTACAACCGCTGCGGCTGCTCGTAGCCGCGCGCCCGCACAAACTTCGCCCATGCCGGCCGGCCAACAAATTCCAGCCCATCGCACCCGCTTTGCTGCGCGTACTGTTCGAACGTATCGAACACCTTGTGCACGGTGGCTTCCAACGTGCCATCCTCACCGCCGCAATGCAGCACCACGAAATGGCGCGCCTGCGGGAACTGCTGGATTTCCGTTGCCAGGTAGCCGGTGATCTTTTTGCTGTCCTGGTCGAACACGATCCACAGCAACGTACTCGGGCGGAAAAGCTGGGCCGACAAATCGTCGATGGACGCCTTCCCCAGCGTCCATTCCTGACCCTTCACCAAGTACGGCACGATCGCCGGGTAGACTTCGTGCACATGCCCGTACGGCACCAAGGACAAATCCAGGTTCATGCTGGCAGCATCTTCTTCGGGTTGATCTGCGGCGCCTGCGCCTTCTTGCCGGTGCGTGCGGCGCGAATGCGCGAGACCATGCTGTACAGGTGCTTGGAGCCGGCCGTCGACGACCCGTTGCCCAGGTGCGAAACCACATCGGCGGGCACCACAAACTCGTCGGTCGACAAGCGCGCCGGCTGCCGGCCGCCAATCGAGGCTGGAACGGAATCACTCATGCCGTCGCCCGGGCCTGCTACATGGCCGCCGCCAGGCGCGCCGGGAAGCGCGGCGATACCGACTGGACCACCGCCGGCAAAGTTGTACACCGGGTTCGAGAACATCTGCGGCTCGCCGCCCGTACCGCCGAACACGTAGCTGGAATCGAACGGGCCGAGGTAGTTGCGCTGCATGGTCGCGGTCTTGTGCGGCGCGCTCGAGCCGCCGGAGTTCGCCATATTCGGCATCGACGGGGTCATCGCATTGCCCAGCGACGTTGCCAACGCTAGGCCGCCGGGGATGGTGCGGCTCCACAGATTCTTGCCACCGAAGTTGGCCGACCACGCGTCGGGGTTGGTGATGTTCTGCCCGAGCGTTTGCATCGAGAATTGGCCGGGCGCCGCAGCAGCCGACGGCGCCAACGCAGAAGCGGGCGCTTGCATCCCCATACCGGCACCGGCTGCACCAGGCATCGACAGGCCGGAACCCATTGCTCCTGCACCCATCGCGTTGGCCGGCGCGGACGCCGCCGAGCTGATACCCGACCCGAGCGCCGATGTAGCGGCTGTTGCCGGCGTTGCCGCGGTAGCGGCCGGCGCCGCGGCGGTGCCCATCCCAACCAAGCCTTGCCCGAGACCCGCCATCGCGCCGCCGGACAGGCCGGACAGCAGACCCTGCTGCAAGTTCCCGGTCACAGCCGTGGTCGCAGCACCCGACAGCAGGCCAGCCATCAGCGGCGACATCGCGCCGCCCGTCAGGATTGATCCGCCAATACCGACAGCCGCCGGGATCAGGCTGCTCCAGTTGAACGCTTCCGGCAAGCCGGTGTGCGGGTTGGTCGTAATCGGCCGGCCGATCAGGGAGCCGAGTCCTTTCAGGGCGTTCAGCTCGTCTTTCGAGACGTGCAGGAGTTCGGTGTCGCCGTGGCGGCCGTGCGCAGCTACTGCCTGTGCGATGTGCTTCATATTGTCCTCAAGTGATCGTCACCGAACCCACGGAAGCCGTGGCGGCCGGCATAGTGTCGAAGTAGATGTCTTTTTCGCGCAGCACGCGCACCACACCGTCTGCTTCGTACAGGTCGCCGACCCGCAGATTGTACCCGCCTGATTGCAGATCGGAAAGGTTTAGCGTCGAGCCGCGCAGCGGGCCGGCCGCGTTCTGATCGCGGAAATACAGGTCAAGCACGCGCAGCAGCGACTTGAAGTAGCCGGCGTCGTAGTTCTTGGTCGGCGTCGGCAGTTTCGGCATCCGGGCTGGCAGCGTCATTACTTTCTCCCGTCCGACTGGATGTCAATACGCGGCACGCCCAGCGACCACTGCACGCCCACATCGGTGCTTTCAATCCGCAGGCGCATCTGCCGGCCGCGCAGCCGGACCGCCTTGTACTCGGTGAACTGATCCACCGGCACCGTCGCGGTGCGCGTGATCGAGGTCGACGAGCTGGACTTGTATGGGGCGCCGGGGCTGTTGCGCGGCGTGAGCACCATGTTGATCGCCGGGTTGGCGGCCGACGAGCCGTCGAACGTCACGTCTGGAATGATGCGACGCACGAACATGAATTCTTCGCCGTCTCCAATATCGAAGTCGGAACTTTCCAGCCACGCGTTGATCGCGCCGGTGCGATCGTCATCGACGCCGTTCTCGTGCAGGTAAATCATGCCGCCGTTGGCGGCCAGCGGGTAGTCCTTCAGCGGGCTGTCGAGCCACGCGCTACGGTTCATCGTGCCGTAGTACCACAGCTTTTCGTCGTAGTTGAAAATCACATAACGGTCGATGGTGTCGGACCCGGCCGAGCAGTAGAACCACCAAATCTCGGAAAACCCCTCGTTGGTGCCGGCGAAAATCTGATCGGCCTGGGTGCGGTTGATGTCGTTGAAGATGTAGTCGAGCAGCGTGCACGGCAGTGTCTCGGCGCGGCCGTTGTAAAAGTAGAACTTGTCGGTGCCCATCCAGAACACGGCGCCGCTGGCAACTGCCGTCGCGTTGGCCGAGATGATCGAGATGTTGTCCGAGTTCGGCTGGATGCCGAAGATGTCCGGCGCGCCGATGTACTGCATCGAGAAGATGTTCCCGTCGGTGAAGACCAGGATTTCTTCCTTCAGCCGCACCGCGGTGACGATGTGGTTGCCCGACGACAGACGCAAGTCGCCCGACGCGTTGGTGATCGCCGGCGTCCAGTTGGTCAGGCTCTCGGTGTCGGCCCAGCGGATTAGCAGCGGGTCTTGGTCGGTCGAGCCGATCGGGTTGGTGCCGAACGCGATCAGGTGGCGATCCTGGGTCGACAGCAGCACTTTCGTTGCCATCAGCGGCACATCCGAAGCACCGGTCATGTCGGTCAGCGCAACCGCGCGGTGGTTCAAGCCGTCGGCGTAGCGCCAGTAGTAGAGTTGCCCGTTACGCGTGCAAAACACTAGGTCTTCCCCGAACGACTCCGACGACCATTGGCGCAGCGTCGAGTACGTCACCGTCGCCGCCGGCGAGTCCCAGGTGCCACGCGACCATCCACCCGCATTCCAGCCACGCCCCGGCACCGCCTTGTCGGCGGTCGACGACAGTTGGTAGGCTGCTGACACCGAAGACCCGCCGCCGGTCGTGGTGGAAGTCGCGGCCGTGCCGGTCGTGATCGTGTAGCTGTTGCCATCGATGACCGTCAGGGAAAACTCGGTGTTCAGACTGGCCGCGGAAATGCCGCCGGTGGCCGTCGCGCTGGAAAACGTCACGTAGTCACCGCTGACGGCATTGTGGTTTGCGTGCGTGACGGTGACGACTTTCGAGCCGTTGGTGGTCGCAAACGGATTGGTGCCCAGCGTATCGGTCGTGCGTAGCGGGGTGATGTCGTACAGGCCGCCGGACGACTCGACGTAGAACTTGATGTTCGTGCCCAACGCCAGCAGGTTTGTGTTGTCGAGCGTGACCCAATTGAACAAATGCCGGCAAGTGCCGACCAGCGTCTGCACCGTGTACTTCACCCAGCCGCCGATCTTTTGCGGCGAGCCATAGCGAAACCGCACCTTGTCGCAGGCGAAGTATCCACCCTCGTTCGCGTAGTTCGTTTTGCTGCGGTCAATACCCGGTTGCAGCTTGATCGACTGGAGCGGCATTCAATCCACCTTTTTTACGGAAACAACCGCGGTTGGTTTTTGCCTGTTCTTTTGGCGTCGACCATTTGCAGTTGCTCGGTTCATAGTTCCCATCACTGTCGATCCGGTCCAGTGTTTTTCCATCCGGGCGCTCGCCCATGTCAGCTATAAAATTTTCAAACTTTTCCCACCGCTTGCACACGGTAATTCCACGGCCGCCGTACCACTTCCACTGCGTAGTGTTCGGATTGCTGCATCGCTGCCGCATCTCTTTCCACGAGCGGTACGTTTTTGAGTCTCGCGACATACCGTGTGTTTTGCCGTTTCCACCGCGCTTGCACCCGCAAGATTTCGTGTGCCCGGCGCGTAGTTTTAGCGAATCTACAACGGCCTGTTGACCGCAAACACACCGGCAATCCCACAGTGCTCCAGTGCTCTTGCGTCGTTCGCTTCGACCAACCACTGTCAGGTAGTTGAACTTTTTGCCGGTCAAATCAATAAAAGCGCCCATGTAATCCATCCAATTAAAGGATGAATTATAGTTTGTTTCGAGCAACGCCCTTGATTTTTTCAGCGGTCCTGTAACCACCAAGGCCAAGCAAAGCGAACAGAATTTGCGTAGTCACGGACGTATCCAGCACAGGAAAACTTCCGGTGTAGTGAAACACAACCACAGCGATGAATCGCATCAACGGTTCGAATAAAGCGGCGTAAAGCATGGAAACGCCGCAGCCCCAAATAATGAAGGGCCGCGCGCCAGCTACAAATATGCTCGCGTTGCTCGCTTCGGCCTTGTTGATGTCCATCTGACCGAGTGCGACCTTCAGGTCGGCATCCAGCTCGGCCAACTGCCCTTGCTGCGCCATTTCGGCCAGCTTCATTTTTGCGTCCTCGGCCGCCTTCGGATCGGGCAGTACCCGGTTGAAGACGTTGCCGATGATCGGAATCAGTGCGTCCCACCACATATCAAATGTCCCCCGCTGCCCAACGCAAGTCGGCAGCAATACGGCGCGCCCAGCCGCGCCCAAACGAATCCCACGTCAGCAGCTTCGCCATGAAGTCCAGCCGCTCGGCGTAGAACTTGAAACCTGTGTCGTTCTTGTCCTGGTTCTCGTAGCACGACTGGCTGTGCGGACCCCACACGCCATCGTCGGCGACACCTACCGCGCGCTGCATCATGCGCACCGCGTTTCCGATCCCGTGGTTGACCGCCGCATCGAGCACCATGAACTTGTGCGCATCATCCAGGCCGACGCCGATCGGCACCCAAAAATCGCGCCGGTAGATTTCCTTCGCGTCGTCGCGCGTCAGGTTCGCGATGTCGACGTTCGGATACATGCGCTTGGAAATGCCCCACTTGGTCTCGCCGCCTGGGTCGCGTGGGTTGTTGACGTAGCCGCCTTCTTCTGTCAGCACGCGCTCGATCGCAACGTCAAACGTGATCACTTCGAACCCCGCTCGATCAGGCGGTCCAGCTTGTCGTTGATCGCCTTGTAGTTGTCCAGCATCTCGCGTCGCAGCTCCTGGTTGTTCGCGTCTTGGCGCGCGTCCGTTGCGCGCTGGGTTGCTAGTGCCGTGGCGAGCGCCTGCTCGACGATGGTCAGCCGCGTGTTCAGGTTCGACCCGAATACGATGATTGACCCGACAGCAGAAATCGTAGCGATCATGTGCGTGATCGAAATCTTCTTGTCAAGATGCCATTTGCTGTCGGTTTCGTAGCGGTCCACGGCTGCTCCCTAATAATTGAGCTGGATTACGTACTGCTGTCCTGGTGAAAAAAGTGGGTTCGGGTTGTAAAACCACTCCCAATAGCAGACGGAACCGTTGTCGTTCGTGAAGCGGGCATTCTGCGGGTACAGCGTCGTGCCACCCAAAAAGGCCGAGCTGAAAAATGTGGAACCGACGCTGGTCGTCTTCAGCGTGATGCGATGTGTCCACGTAGGACCGCGGCCGGAGTAGGTGCCGTCGTCGTACACGGTGATGATGTCTTCAATCTGCACACCACGATAGGTGCCAGAGGACAGCGAGCCGATCGGCCCTATGCCTAGCCAGTTGCCGGGCATGCGGTATCCGTTGCTGCTGTTGGCGCCGTCCGTGCCGGCGACTAGGGTGTAGGACTCGCTGGTAGGCGCCGGAGCGGGGGCCGGAGACGGGCTGGGTGCAGGAACTGCCTTGCCGTAGAAATTGTAGGGCATGATGATCTGCCCGCTCGGGATACCGGCCAACGCGCGCACGTCGGCGTCGTTCAGGGAAATCTGCGAACCGGGCCGGCCGAGTTCGGCCGCAATGTCGGCCAGGGTGAGCTGTCCGCTGGACGGGAGTGTCATTGCTGCTCCAGTTTGGTCAGCCGCGCGTCGATTTCCTTCAAGGCTTCGAGCAGGAGCACCGACAGTCTGCTGTAGTCGACGGTCTTGTAGTTTTCGCCGGACTTCGACTTCCAGCCGGTCGGGCTATCCTTGTCCGCTTCCATGTCGAACGGCGCCGGCTTGACCAGTTCCGGCGCGACGTCCTCGACGTCTTGTGCCGACACACCGAACAGCATGCCTTCGTCCTTGACGCCAAGTTCGGTCGCCAGCGCGTTGCGCTCGTACAGGAAGCCCGACAGCTTGCGCACCTTGTCCATCGCGCACCGGATGTCCGCGACCTTGTTCTTCAACCGCATATCGGAGTACGAGCCGTACACGTTGCCGGTGAAGTAGCCGTCGCTCGCGTAGATGCCAACGTTGGTGGTGCCGCCCTGATCGACGAAACGTAAGATGCCGTTGGCCTGCAACGTGATCTGTGATGCGTTGACGCCGCTCCAGTAAAACGCCAACCGGGGCGCGTAGCTCACGTTGCCGCCGACGGCGCCGTTGTGCCCGGCCTCACGCAACATAAACGACGCGGTGCTGGCATCGGTTCCGGCCGCGCTGGACGCGACATCGTAGCGGCCGTTGCTTCCAGACGACGGGATGAAACCAGTGTAGCCCTCGAACACCACGTTGCCCAGGTTGGAGTTGTCGACGGTAGCGGCGAGCTTGGAGCCAGTCCAGCCGAATTTGATCAAGTGCCCGGTCTGCTGCCCGATCCCGGTGCCTGCCTGCACAGGTGTGTAGCCCAGCGCGGTGTTGACATTTGCCGCGGTCAGGCCCGCGTAGCCGCCGGCAGTCACGGTGCCGGTCACACTCATATTGCCACTGACGGTGGCGCTGGACGCAGTCAGCGCGCCGGTGGACAGGCTGTTCGTGGTCAGCGCGCCCGCCACGGTCACGGCGCCGGCTTTGTCGACGGTCACGCGCGTGAGATTGCCGGTCTTGAGGATGATCGACTGGTTGACACCGGCTTCCAGCGAAAAGCCGCTGGTGGATGCTGCTACCGTGCCGATCAACTCGCCGCCCATGTAGTACGACGTGTAGGAGCCGTTCAAGCCGTCGACACCGATGACGCCGTAGTTGGGAACGTATGCCTGGTTGTAGTTCACGCCCAGCGCCGCATTGAAGCGCCATGCGTTGGTGCTGGTGGAATCGATCGCCGTGGGTCCGACCGTGCCGGCCGCAATCGACGGGGTCGCCGACTTAACGTTGGTGCCGTCGCAGTACAGGATCGCCGAGCTGCCCGCTGCAACTGCCACCCCGGTGCCACCCGATGTTTTGAGCGTGACGGCGAAGCCGCCGGTGGTGTCGTTGCGCAGGATGTAGACTTTGCTGCTGGCGGGGCAGATGACGTTGCGCGCGGCGGTGAGCGCGCCACCTACGACGATGATGGCTTTGCGGGCTTCGTCATCCGAGCCGAAGTTGGTGGACAGGGTGTGGTCGGCGTCGGCCAGCGTGACGGTGGCAGCACCGGCGATCGCGGCTTCCAGTACGGTTTCCAGGTTGACGTTGGTCTTGTCACCCCAAGTGGTGTCGTTTTCGCCGGACGCCTGTAGCTCGACGCGTAGCAGTGGAGAGTAGGTACTCGGCATATCAGCTTGATGGCAGCGTTACGGTCAAAACAACCCAGCCATGCCCTGCGGCCGGCTGGACGTTCACAGAAACCCCGCTGCACGTAACGCTCAAAGCTGCCTGGGTCAGACCCGGCGGTAACTGCTCCGCCATTTGGTACTGGACCCCGCCTGATACTGCTTTTACTGACCTGAGCTGCGCGGGAAGCGGCACAGGTGTGTTGGGATTCGAGACAGGACCAAGGTCGACTGTCCGCGATGATCCGCCGCCGAAGCCTGACTCCGACAGCGACGATAGTCCAAGAGCCATGATCGGCCTCGCTTTCGTGTTGGTGTTGTACTACGGAACGTGCCGCAAGTCAACCCGTAGGATTGACCGGAGTCCACAGCGACGGCCCGAGGTTGCTCGTATTGCTACCGTAGGACGACGGCACCGCATGAAAACCGCCCGGCGCTGGCACCGCCGCTTCCAGGCCAGGGATGACCACCGAACCGCTGTTGGTGATGGCGACCGGTGTAACGATGCAGGTGGCTTCTACCCCGACCACGTCGTACGGGTAGACCGAATCGGCACCTGAAACCGTGACGTCGCCCACTGCGCTGGTCGCTTCGACCCCGCTGGCAGCAGTCGTGACGCTGCGCACCGAGACCACCACGGACGTCGTACCGATACTGCTTTGCGCGACCAAGCTGCTTGTGACGTAGTAGGTCAGCGCGCCGCCAACCAATATCGAGTCGATGTGTCCTAGCAGCGCAGACGCTTGTAGGCCAGAGAGCGTCACACTTCCGGTGTAGCTGGTGGTGGCGGTGCCGACGTAGCCGGTCGCCGTCAGGGTGGACGCCATTGCCGTGGCCTTGGCACTGGACGTGATGGAACCCAGGGCTGCCGTTGCCGCGAGTCCCGTTACCGCTACGTCAGTTTCGACAGACGGATAGTTCGTCGCGGCGGCAAGCGCACCGAGCGGTACTTCGGAAATCGGACAAAACGACAGCGCCATTTGCTACTCCATCAATACTTCGTGTACTGCCACACGCGCACGTAGTTCACCTGCATCGCGTTGCCAGGGCCGGTCGGGGTCAGCGATGCGTTGGTGCTCGGGGTTCCGGACGCGTCGCCCAGCCACACATCCAGCAGCACGTACATCGGCCGGTTGAAGTAGCCAGCGGTATCCATCCACTTGCCGCCGACCGGCTTGCCGTCGAAGTAGAACGTGACGCCATCCGCTTCCCAGCCCAGGCCGTACTTGTGGAACGCGGCCGACAGATCGACGAACCCGATGCTGGTGTCGGAGATTTTCTTCGAGAACTCGGTCGAGTACCCGCCGGCCGCCGACTTGTGGATAGAGGCTGCGAAGTTGTTCGGGTGGTAGTCCGACGTTGCCCAGCCGCCGTTGCTGCCACCGGAGTACGCTTCGTAGATGTCCAGCTCCGGACGGTCATTGCCTGGGTGCCCATACAGCCAGAACGCCGGCCACAGGCCCACACCGATCGGCAGCTTCGCCTCGACTTCGAAGAACCCGTAGGTTTGCTGGAATCCCGCCACGCCGGCCGCCGGGTCGGTGTTGATCGTACGGTTGGTCTTCGTGAACGGCTGCTCGACCCAAATGTTCAGGCACGAGTTCGCCACGTTGAAGTTGTTCAGCGTGTTCGCGCTTTCGTACCACTGGCGGGTCGCCCACTTCGTGGTGTTCAGGCTGGAGCCGTCGAACTCGTCCTGGAACGTCAGCGCCGTCTTGAACAGCGATGGGTCTTGCCCGTACGGCATCAGGCTGTTGCTGGGCGACGGGGTCGGTGCCGGCGCAGGAGATGGAGACGGGCTGGGCGTAGGCGCCGGAGTGGGGGTCGGCGTCGGTTGCGCCGGATTCTGCACCTGCATCGGTTGCGTTTCATCCGACTGGATCGGCACGCCAGCCAGGCGCCACGCGCGTACGTAGTTGATCTGGAACGAATTCGTTTCGCCGGTCGTTGGCTGCGCTGCGCCAGCGGCGTTCGGGTCGCCGGCAGTCCCCCCGGTCCACATCGACACCAGGATGTACATGCGCTCTTGCAGCGTCTTCAGCGCAGACACGTCAATGGTCGAGCCGATCTGTTTGCCATCGAAGAAGAACTTCACCTGCGTGCTGCTCCAGTGCACCGCGTACTTGTGGAACGCGGAAGACAGCGTGCTGCTTTGGCCGAGCGTATCAGCCATCGCGATCTTCGTTTTCACTGCACCGGTGTCATCGTGTACCGCCGCGTCGTAGTTGGTCGGCACGTTGGCGGCCGTCGAGTAGTTGGGCGTTCCCGCGTTCTGCGCGCCGCAGTACGCCTTCATCACATCGATGTCGGGGCGCGTGGTATCGGAGTTGTGCGCGAATAGCCAGAATGCCGGCGTCAGCCCGTAGCCGGTCGGCAGCTTCGCTTCGATTTCGAAATAGCCGTACCGCTGGTAGTACTTGGCGTCGGTGTCGATCGTGCGGTTGAAGAACTGCCCGCTGGTGTTCTTCATCGGGTAGATGTCCAGGTTGCCGTTCGTGACGTTGTAGTTCACGGTGTCCGGCTCGGATTCGTACCATTGGTGTGTGTTCCACTTCGTGGTATCCAGTGTCGAGCTGTTGAACTCTTCCTGGAAGCACAGCGACGTGTATAGCGACGCATCCTGCCCGTACGGCATCGGTGCCGACGGCGTGGCTCCGACCACGCTGATTTGCTTGATCTGCGCGGCGGTGAAGTCGATATACACCTGCTTGGTGCCGGTCGCGAAGTTCACCGGCTGGTCGTTGTTGCTCGAGCTGGTAACGGTCGTGCGCGTGATGGTGTTGGCGGCGCTGTAGGTGTACAGACCGATTTCCCAATCGCCGGTAGGCACGCCCGACGGATCGACCGCAACGATCGCGGCATAAAAGGTGTCATTGATCGAGCATACGGAGCTGAAACGACGGAAGCCGACCACGGCGCCGGCGAGCGCGATAGTGCCCGTACCGGTAGACGTCGTGGTTTCCTTGATGCGGTCTTCAATAATGAGCGACATACTGTTCTCCTACGCCAGTCCCCACACGCGCACGTAATTGATCTGGAACGCGTTGGCGATGCCTTGCGGCGTATATTTGTTCGTCGAGCTTAACGTGCCCGACCCGACCGTCGGGCTGGTTTCTTCCGTCGACATCCAAAGCCCGAGATAGATGTACATCGGCACCGACATTTCAGTGGTCGAGATGGTAGAGCCAACCTGCACGCCATCAAAGAAAAACTGCACCGATGACGCGTCCCAGCGCACCGCGTACTTGTGGAACGAGGACGACAGATCGGGGATTGTGGCGTAGTCGTGCGCGCGCATCTCGTCGCCCGGCGTCGAGAAGTTGGTGGTGCGCGTGACTGCAAAGTCGTTCGGATGCAGCCCGCTGGTCGACCACAATCCAGATGGCGCGCCGGACAGCGCCGACATGATCAGAATTTCGTGCTGGTCGTTGTTGTAAAGGCCAATGCGCGGGTTCAGGCCGGCGCCTACCGGCAGCTTCGCTTCGACTTCAAAGTAGCCGTACGTCTGCGAGAACTTCGTGTCGGTCGTCCAGGTGCGGTCGAAGAAGGCGCCGGTGCCGTCGGTTTGCGGCCAGATGTCCAGATTGCCGTTCGTTTCCTGGAAATTCTGCGTGGCGTTGGCAACCTTGTACGAGATGTCTGTTTGCCACTTCGTGGTGTCGATCGTGGTCGTGCTGAACTCGTCCTGGAACGTGAGCGACGTGTACAGCGACGCATCCTGTCCGTAGGGCGTCGCCGCCTGCCCGGTCGACGTCGCGGTTGCAAATTGCTTGATCTGATACGCGGTCAAGTCGAGGAACACGATTTTGGTGCCGGCCGAGAAAGACACCGGTGCGTTTGAGGTAGCACTGGATGCCCGCACGGTCGTGCGCGAGATGGTGTTCGTCGCCGAGTACGTGTAGTAGCCGGTTTCCCAATCGCCAGTAGGCGCGCCGTTGTTGTCTACCGCGACAATGCAGCCGTGGAACGTGTCGCCTACGCTCATGATCGACGCAAACGTGCGGTAGCCCGCAACCGAGCCAGTCAGCGTGAAGTCGCCAATACCAATACTGGTGCTCGTTTGCTTGACGCGATCTTCAATAATTTCTGCCATGTCATACCCCTGAAATTTCAGTCCACACCGCCGACCCAGGCACACCTACCTGCCGCCAGGCCGATGCGGTGAACTCACCAAGGGTCGCCGTTGCGGAAAAGCCGGACAGGTAAACCGTGGTAGGCGCGGGTGCGCCCGAAGCTGTACCGATGGCGGTGGTTGCTTCCACACCGGTAAGCGCACCGTAGGCGCGCACATGGTACGACGGCGACAGCAAAATGCCGGTGCCCTCAACGCCGGTCACAGGCACGGTGGAACCACTACCGATGGCGACAATGCCGATGTGGCTGGTGGCTGACGTACCGGTGACGGTCGTCGATGCTTTACCGGACTGCGTGGTGCTGCCGACCGCGCCGGTGGCCGCGACCCCGGTGATCGTGGTGTTGACGCCAAACGACGCAGACTTGCCGTACGACGGCACCTTCCATACCTGGAACGGATTCAACAGCAGCGCGTTGGCTTCGGACGCGGACAGCGCGCGGTTCCACACGGCGAACGAGCCAATGTGCGAGTCGCCCGGGTCCACCCACGATGTTGAGCCGTCGTTGAACGCAGCGCCAACCGACAGCGGCCGCGCCGGGATATTCGTCGTGAGCGCGCCGATCGCGAGCGTATTCGTTTGGTAGATCGCATTGGCCGCCCGATCCTGCCGCTTGAAATAGACGGTCGCCGTGCCGTTGTCGCCAGTGGCAACTAGGACCGCGGTGTAGTCCACGCTGACGTCTATCGCCTGCGGCATCGTGAAGTAGTAACCCGCGGTCTCCGACATCACGAACACGAACGCGCTGTCGGCTGCGAATTCCCAGCCCGGACCGCCGGAGCCACCGCAGGCCAACAACGTACCCTGCGTAGGCTGGGAGTTTTGCCGGAAGTTGACCATGACGGTCATCGGCAACTGGAACATCGTCATGCCGTCGTACTGCATCGGTGTGACCGACGTGCTATTGACGACGAGCGACTTGCCGATGAACGGCGTCTTTGAATAGGTCGGCGCGTTGGTGCCGTGGGCGATCTTCGGCGCGACCCAGGAACCTAGCTGCGTGTTGAATGCACCGGCGTGCGGAGCCGGAGACGCAAACATGAGTCCCCGGTTGATACCCGTATTCGCCGGCTCCATCCAATCCGGCGGTTGCTGGCTGTACGGGACATCAGCACGACCGATACGGTAGAAGCCCATTACGAGTTGTATTCTTTTTCACTCGCGACGGTCAGCGCGGTGAACGCGACGCCAGTCTGATTTTCAACGATGATGCTCCACTTCTGCGGAACACTGCCGCCGCACGCGGCCTTCAGGCTGAACGAGCCGCCGCGCGCGGTCGAGACAGCGGCAAACGGAATCGCGCATCCGAGGAAAAACTGATTCGGCGAATCGAGCGTGATCGACGCATCCGAGCCAGTCGCGTTGCCGGTCCAATTGGTGCCGTCCTCGCTAGTGGCGACCCACACGAACACCGCCTTGCTGGAACTGAGCGTGCCAGAACCGAGCGTCGGCTTGACGTACACCCGGTAGTCGTTGACGTTGTTCGTGGTGTCGGACGTAACCGACGCCGACTGGCGCGCGGCGCCGTTGGCGAGCGTGGAAGCCGTAATGGTGATCGCTTGCGACGCGTATTGCGTAGCCATGATCTACCCCCGTTACGCCAGGCGCAGCAGCGCAGTCGTCGAGCTGTTGGTCGGCATGGTCACGACGAAGTCGCCGGCGGTTGCCGTCTTGTCCGAACCGAAGTCCAGCACTGCCACAGCCTTGTTACCCTTCGACGAGTTGTAGATCAGCGCGCCGCGCGCGGTCAACGTGACGTTCGTGAAGGTCGCATTGGCGAACTGCGTGTAGCCAGTCGTGCCGGACGACGCCGGGTCGACGTTGGTCAGCGTGATGCCGCCGGCGGTGTAGTTGGTGCCGGTGACTTCATTGGTCGACGAATACGAAGTGGTGGTCGCATCCAGCGTTGCCGAGCTGGTGTACAGCGCCATCTTGAAGACGTCACCGCTGGTCGTTGCGATGACATGCGTGCCACTCAGCAGTTCCTTTTTGAAGCTGGTGCACATGAACGAGCCGGTAAAAGCCATGATTTACTCCCTGGGGTTACTCACTCACCGATGGCTTGGCCTTCGGTGTAACGTTGCTGTAGGCGTCCACGCCGCTGCGTCCTTCTGCTGTGTTGCGAAGCAGGGACAACGCTTCTTGGTACTGCGCGTCGTAGATTTGCTGCTGCGCCTGGTCGCCTTTCTGGAAACGGTATCCTTCGGACAGGGCACCGTACAAAAGCACGGACGGGAAGTTGTCACCTAGCCAGCTAGTACCTGCCGTGACGATCGTCTCGGGGTAGTAGAAGTAGTGCAGCTCTGCCGTGTATTTTTTGTCCGGTGTCGGACCGAAAATCAGCGTCTGCGCGTTGAACAGACCATAAAACTTCGGCGTGCCTGTCAGTGTCGGCACGGGATACACTTCGCGGATCAGGTTCACGTCCTTGTACAGCGGGTACGTGTACGATCCGGTGTCGGGGTCGACGAGCGCGAGTGAGCACGTAGTCAGAAAGTCGTTCGGCAATTCGAGGTACTTCTCGCCGACCGTCAGTTCGCTCAGTGCATTTTTGCGCAGCGTGGGTAGCTGCACCGCGTTGTAGATGCGATTCTCTACTGTTTTGACGAAAATGGGAATATTCGAAACGAACGTTGTTTCGTCCGACTCGAGATAGTCCTGCAACGCCTGCTTCAATTCGTTGTAGTTCATGAAACCGTCCCTATGCTGCACTTGGCTTCCAGCCCCGGCACCGGATTCCAGCCCCAGGTGATCGCGAGCTGGGCGTCCCGGTTGTCCGGGCGCGGGTTGCGCAGGGCTTCCCTATCCGGCGGCGGAATGCGCTCAACGTGCAGTTGCGGGTGATCCGGAGTCCAGCAATCCGGGCACACGAGCATGCCGGCGTACGGCTGCAAGCCGGTGAGCTTCTTCAGCTCTTTCAACTTCCACGTCAACCCGCACAAGTCGCAGATGCCCTTGGCGTACTTTCCGCTGGCGAACCACATAGTCAGATACGCGCGATGCGCGGCACAAAACGGGCGTCAGCTTTGTCGCGATCTTCCAGCGATGCCAGGTCAAACGCCGACTCATATTCCTGCTTCAGCAGCACCGCGCGGTCCGCGCCTTCGGGCAGCTTCTGCGCCATGTAGAACGCCATCCCGGCAATTAGCGCCGGCATGAACCGAAACGGGATTTCCAGCGAATCGGCTGGCGTGATCGTGTCCTGCACGCGCTTTAGGCGCCATCCAACCAGCGTGTACTCGTCGGATGCGGGCACCGGCCACACGGTCAGCACCGGGTACGGTTGCAGCCGTTGCAGGTAGATTTGCTGCGGTCGGCCTTCGATGTTCTTGTTCGGGATCGCCGCGTACGACGAAATCGAGATGCGCTGCATCGGCTGATCGAACTGCGAAGACCCGGTATTTTGCCGCACCGAGTACTCGACCAGGTCGATCGTATCGGCCGGCAGTTGGTAGCCGGCGACGCCCTTGGACAGCGGGATCGTGCCTTGCTCAAGCGTCCACAGATTCACGCCGCGGTTCGACCACTCCATCGTCAGCAAGTTGAGACTGCGCCGCGCGGTGCGGTAGTCGTAGCCGGTTTGCAGCGTGCGCTGGCCGCCGGTGGCGCGCTCGAACGCTTCTTCCACGATGTCGGACAGGTCCAGGACGAAATTAGATGTCGCCATAGTATGCTCGCTGCCAAGGTTCGAGCGGCGCGCTAGGCGTGCTCGCGGCCGGCGTCGTCGGGGTGGTGGTGGGCGTCGTGGTAGCGGCCGGGGTTGTTGCCGGCGTGTTCTGCGGTTGCAGCGACGCGCGTAGGTCGTTCAAGAACGATCCCAACCCTGCCATTTCCTGGGAGCGCCAACCACCATAGCCTGTCCACTGCTGCTGGGCCTGCTGCGGCTGCCACGGCGTTTGCGCATACGGATTCCACGACTGCATCTGCGGCATGTTCCACGGACCCTGCATGTTTTGCATGCTCTGGCCGTTCATGCCACCAAACCCGCCAAAGCCGAACGGCGTCGGCTGCGGGGTGGAAGGTGATGCAGGTGCTGCGGACGTCGGGGAAGTGGTAGGCGCAGCGGAAGCCGCCGAAGAGGTTCCTCCGGTGTAGGTCGAGCCGCTGCTCGGGGTACCTACCGCTGTGCCGCCCATGTTACTTCTTCCCTTTTTTCACGCGGCCGCCGCGCTTCATGTCGACCGGCAGGCCGCGCATTTTATCCAACATCTTGTCCTTCTTGGAGCCATCCTTGATGCCAGCCTTTTTGTCGGCAGCATCGTCGGACTTTTCCGTCCACTTTTTGGTAGCCATGATGTTTCCTTACCCGGCGCAGCCGGCTTGAATGAGCGTCATCGTGATCGAACCAGTTCCTGACGCGTTGTTGATACGAACCGCGGCGACCGGGTAGCCGATCGTGCCGTCGATGTTTGCCGTCTTGGTGGCGACCGTTGCATGCGTAAACGCCGTCGGCGAACCGACCGCATCCACGTCGTCATACGTGTACTCCACCGAGAAAGACACGGTGCCCGTCACGACGCAGCCGAAGCCGACGTTGAAGGGCGTGACCTTGTTGTCGAGCTTGACCCAGCTCGACGTGCCGGCGCCTGTTTGCGTGATTACTACCGGACGCATGTCAGCTCCTTATTACGGCAGGTTGCCGATCGAGCCGTCGCTGTTGCGCACCACGTAGACGATCGAGATGGTGGCCGCGCCGGCGGATGCCGCGGTGCCGGTTTGGTTGTAGGTCGCGTAGACCGTCACATCCGACGTGCCGACGTTGACCCAGGCAGCGTGCGCGCCGGTGGTGGCCACCGATTCACGACCGGCAGAAGTGACCGACGTAGCGGCGACCAGCTCGGCGCCGCCGGACGTGGTGCCCAGCTTGATGGTGTTGGTTGTGCCTGCGTTGAACGCCGTGGTCACATCGACGTTGATGTCCAGGATTTGCGTGCCGGCCGGCAGGGTGAACAGGGTAGTGACGGTGCCGTCGGCTGCGTAGCCAACACTGCCGCTTTGTGCCACGACGATGGCGCCCAGGTTTTTACCTGCGCCGTCCTTGACGGTGCCGAGACGACCGCCGCCGAGATGAGTGAAGAAGCCCATGATGTCCTCGTACAGTTAAAGGTTTATCAATCAGTACGATGTTGCCAGGCGCAACTTGATAAACCGGGATGCCCGGAAAGGTTTCCATCGAGAATGTTGTACACCGTACACACGGTGCGGTCAACGAAAATCTATGGTTTCAGGTGCTGGCCGTCCGGCGCGAACGGATCGAGCAGCGTGTCACCCATCCAGATCGCGAGCGATTTTTGGTAGGCGAAGGTCGTGGAGCCGCCATACTTGTAGCGTTCCAGTCGGCTAGTGACCAGCAGCTCGCGCGGCGGGTCGAGGAAAATGAGGGTGGCCCAGGTCACATTGCAGGCGAAGTCCACGAAGTAGCCGGTGTACAGCACGACTTTCATGAACGGACCTGAATTCGACGGCAAAAACGACTTGCCGTTGGCGGCATCCATGCACATCACGGCGAGGTACATGACCCACAGCGTGACGGGGTTGATCAGCATGAGCGCAGCCGTCGCTGCGATGTAAAGCAGGGCGACCATCACAGTCCTCCGAAAATGAACAAAAAAACCCCGCCGAAGCGGGGTCCATTCGGGGGCAGATCAGGTCGAACCCGGCGAACCCCAAATACCGAGCGGATCGGACCAGCCGAAGCTGTACCGCTCGCGTGCCTTGTAGCGCACGTTGCCGGAATCAAAATCACCATCCATAGCGGTCTTCAGCGGGGCACGCACGAACATCTTCAGGCCGTTGGGCACGTCGGTGGTCAGGAACCACGCGTTGGTGTCGGTCAGCCAGTGGTTGATCGTGTAGCTCTGCGAGATGGCGCCGTTGGTGACGATCGCGTTCACGTCGTTGTCGTTGGTGCCGACGCGCTTCTGAGTCTTCAGCAGGCGGGTTGCAACGAATTGCAGGGCCGGCGGCAGGATCAGCTTCATCGGCTTGGCAGCGATCAACAGGCCACGCTCGTCGGTCCAGGCAGCGACCTGGATGACAGCAGCTTCCACCGCGGTCTCGTTCAGGTCAGCGCCGGTCGTCGGGCGGTTCGAGTTGGTGCCACCGGAAACCAGCGGGTGGTCGGTCGCGCACAGTGCCTTGCCGTCGCCGCCCGTGTACGAGCTGGAGAAGGCGTTGTTCAGCACCGAGGCAGCCTTGACCTGCTTGGTGTAGGCCATCGCGCGAGCGAGTGCCTTGGTGTAGCGGCCCGACAGCGAGTCGTACAGGTTGTCCTCGATCGCTTCTTCGGTCAGCGCGAAACCAAGAGCGATGGTCTCGTGGGTGTACCGCGAAGTGTAGGCTTCCTGTGCGGTGTCGTAGGTGATGCCGTCACCTTCGGACTTGCTCGGCGCAGCGCCGAACCCCGACAGCTTGGTTTCTTCTTCGAACGAACGATTCGACTTCTCGATCGCGAAGATTTCCTTGTGCTCGTCCGGATACCGCGAGTACTCGAGGCCGAACAGCTTGTTCAGGCCAGGAAGCAGTTCCTTGAGCAGTTGTTGGCGACTAATAGCAGCCATGATTGTTCCCCTTAACCGCCAGTAGCGTTCTGATAGGCGTGAACGCCCTGGTTGAACTTGACGAAGCAATCGGTGAACGCGTCACCAACCTTCGAGCCGGGTTCGTCCGGGAAGCCGACGATGCGCAGCGCGAGCGTGTTCGTGGTCGCGATCGCCGAGGCGTCGAGAGCCACTTTCGACCGGCCGGTCGTGGTGCTTCCTACGGTGTAGGCGATCGGCGCATTCTTGCCGAGCGCGGTTGCCGCAACGGTGTCGTCCGCTTGGATGCGGAAGATCGTGTCCGGATCGTCGACCACCTGGATGAACACGTTCTTGTATCCATTCGTGATGGCGTCGGCCGGTAGGTACATACCGTTCAGGTAGTAGCCCATCGTCGGGTCTTGATACCGCACACCGACGCACACGCCGACCGGAGTGGACGTACCGTAGGTGGTGGTCGGCGAAGACGTAACCGCCGCCGGCTGGCCGGTGGTCAGGTTGATCAGGTCGCCGCAAAAAATCGCCGTCGAGCTGTTGGTGGTCATTGCGAACTCGCGAATCGAACCCGCGTAGACCTGACTACCAATCAGCTTCACCGGCAGCAAACCATAAGGCGAGGCGGTCGCACTCATGTTCTTCTCCCAATTGAAGTGGCGGGGTTAGCCGCCGGAGCCAAACGTGACCTTCGTCTTGCCTTCCTTGAACAGAGGCATCCGACTGTCGTTCTCTTTCATCAGACTGTTGTCGACCGACTGCATGGCGCCGCGCGTCATTTTCGAGTAGTACTCGTCGCGCTTCTTCATGATTTCGGCCGGACACTTGCACAGCAGCAGACCACCGATTTCGATGTTGTCCTTGAACTGTGATCGCTTGTCGCGGAAGGCAGCCAGATGTGGCTGTTCGGATGCGGCAACCGGCTGCCACCCCTCGCGGAGCGCGCGGTTGAAATTCATCGGATCATCCTCGCCCATGATGGCGGTGCGGATGTACCGGTAGACGTACCCTTCCTGCTTCTTCGGCTCGGGGAGCAGATTCGGCGGTGCCCAGGTTTCCTCGCGAACGAATGCTTCGCGGGTGTCGTCTTCACGGGGTGTGCGGTTCATAGTTCGCCTGCCTCTTTCATGCGCAGAACTTCACTTGCGTACTGCTCCAGCGTCAGGCCGAGGCGCTCGGCGAGTTCTACTTGGGTCTTGGTGAGCACCACCTTGCGCTTGCCGCCGGCGGAATTCCGGCTCACGGGTGCGACAGGGGGTGGGGTTTTTTTGCCGCCGCGCGGAGCGTCGTCCGCAGGGGGCTGATCATCGCCCCAATCGTACTCAGGGAAACGCTTGCGCATTTCCTTGTTGATGGTGGCGTAGTAGTTTTCGGCATCCTTGACGGGATCAACACCGCCACGGACGAGACGTTCGTGCACACCGTATGCCAGCGCGGTCATCGCTTCGTCGGACCCAAACCACGGGTTGTCCTCGACCCATTCCTGCGCACGTTGATCCGGGGCGGCGGGTTGAGGCTGCGACGGGGCAGCATTGGTGCGATTTGCTGCTGAATCTACACCATCCCGTTCTTGCTGTAAAGAACTTTCTACACGTTGTTTTGCTTGGGCGTGCCACCGCTTGGCATTTTCTTCCTGCTGCGCGGCGGATGCCATTTCAGCAGTAGCTTCGGCAATGGCGTCGGGGTCGCCGGCTTCGTACGCTTTGCGGTATTTTTCCTTGGCGTTGGCAAGGGCGAGTCGGGCCTTGTCAGTAACTTCGCCAGCATAGGATGCTTCCCCGTAGGTGAGTTGCTGTTCCAGCGCGCGCACGCGCGCCAGGTTGGTTTGGGCCAGGCGTTGCAGCTCGTCGCGCTCACGCTGGATCGCTTCCCGGGCACGGCGTTCGTCGTGCATCTTGTGGGTCAGCTTGTTGATGCGCTTGCGTACCTCGGCGCTGTACTGCTCGGCTTCGTCTTCGAGCGCGGCTACGTCGTGGGCATCGGCGTCTTTCAGCGGCTTCTTGCCGCGGTCGGCCGGCGGGGTGTCGTCGACGATTTCCACATCCAGCGCGTCGGCTTGCTGGCGCGGCTCTTGACGGCGCGGCGGATCATTTTCGGGCGGGTCGCTTTCCGGCGCCACGCGCCGGCCACCCCTGCTGTCGTCGTCGCCCGGCAGCACCAGGTCGAATTCCATTTCTTCGTGAGCCATGATTTACCCCTTACACGCGACGGTAGCCGCGCGGATCGGCGACCACACCTTCGATCGAGTCATCATTGATGACGCGGAACTCCTGCCCGTTCAACGCGAACCGGCAGCCTTTGTACGGACCGACCAGCACATAGTCGCCTTCCTTGCACCACGGACCGGACGGAAAACGCTCCCGGTCTTTGTAGGCGTCGGGGCCGACGTCCAGCACCAGCGCCACCACGGACGTGACGGTCTCGGCTTGGATCGTTTCCTGGACTTTCTGGATGGCCGTGCCTTCGTAGGTGTCGGACACCGTAGGCAGTGCGATGAGGATTTTGTGTCCGGCCGGCTTCGGAAGGGACATCTCCATTTCCTGGTCGGACAGCGGCTCTTGCGGCGCGGCCGATTGGCTCGGCAGCGAGTACAGCGTCTTCTGCATAGTTTTCTCCCTGGGCGCCACCCAATGTGGCGGTGCGTAGTATTTAGTTTTTATTAAATACTACGATTGCTGGCAAGCTACTACTTATCTTTCCACTTGTCAATGATTTCTTGCATCGCCGTGAGGGCGATTTTCATCCCGACGAGCTGCCCCGAGAACCACATGTAGCGGTCGTAGCTGGGGCAGGCGCCGTTCAGAATCTGCTTCTCGACCGCGTTCATGCGTTCGGTGATTTCCCGCACGATCAGGTCTTCCACGCTCGGATAGGTCATTCTTTACTCCCTGTCGGTTTCGGCGCGGCCGCTTGCTGCGCCTTTTCATGCGCGTGCTGCGCTGCCTGTTGCTGCCGCTGGTGCGCGTGGTCGGCGGCCTGGTTGCCCACATCGATGACGGCGGTGAACGCTGCCTGGTGCTGCTGCGCGTTGTGCTGGTCGGACTGCATGTTCGCCTGGTGCACTTGCTGCGCGATCTGGCTGGAATGCTCGGCACCGATCTTGGCGCCGGCCACGCGCTCGCCGGAATCGACCTTGTTGGCGTCGATGAGCAGCTTCTTGTAGGCGACGTCCTTTTCCCACTGGTCGCGCTGCGCCTTGCGCCTGACTTCGTCCTGCTTGACCTGGGTGTCGGCCTGCTGCTGTTGCAGCACCGGGTCTTGCGCGGCTTGCTGCGCCTGCTGCGCGGCGACTTCGTTCTGATCCTTGCCCAGCAGTTTCTGGCCGGCCAGCACAAGCTGGCGGGAGAGCTGCACTTCGAGCTGCGGCGGCAGCGGCTGGTCCGGCGGCGGCAGGGTTTGGCCGAGCATTTGCTCCATCTCGGCACGGTACTGGAAGCCCAGGTGCTCCATCAGGTGCGCCATCGCGGCCGCCTGGATTTGCTGTGCCATCGGGTTCTGGCCGATCATCGCCTGAATCTTCGGGTCTTGCATCGCCATCTGATGGACCTGGATGTGCGACATGTGGTCCTGGTAGATGTATGCCTTGACCGGCTTGCCGACCATGATCGCCATGTTCTCCGAGACCGGGTCCATCGGCTGTTCGTACCCCTTGCGGGTCGGGATCAGCTTGTCGACGTTCTTGATGCCCATGACGTCCAGCATCTGGCCGTGCAGCTCGGGCAGGTCGTAGATTTGCGGCGCGCCGGCCGCCATTTGCATCACGGCCTGCATCTGCACGATGCGCTGGCTCATGGTTGCCGCGTTCGGGTCGGCCACCGGCAACACGTCGACGGTCTCGTAGTCGGATTTCTTGGTGCTCGGGTCGCCGGACTCGGGCATGTACTCGTACTTGTCGGTGCCGAAGTCGCGGATGATGTCCTTGATCAGCCGGAATTCCAGTTTCATCGCCTCGTACACGCGCGACTGCACCGCCGTCATCACTTTCAGCGTGCGCTCGAGCAGCGCCAGGGTCGTGCCGACCGGCGAATTGGCGTCGAAGTCCGACACCTGCATTTCCGCGACCGCGGCCAGCTTGCGACCTTCCTCGACGATGGTGTCCAGCAGTTGTGCCAGCACCGCCGACGGCTCTTTGTACGGCAGCGGCATCAAGTTTTCCTTGAGCGTGCCGCCCGGGACGTCCACATCGCGCCACTCCCCGGGTCCGATCGGCGAATCGTCGCCGCGAATACGCAGGCCGCGGGTTTTCAGGCCGCCCGGCAGGTTCGACAGCGTGCCGGCATCGACCAACTGCCGCAAAAGAGACGTCGCACCCTCGGCGAAGCCGCCTACCAGGTGGATCAGGCCAAAGCCGTAGAAGCCGAAGCCCGGAATGTAGGTGTAGTGGACGAAATACTGGCGTTTTCGCCGTGCCGGGTCTTTTTCTTCGTAGTTGCGCCGGATCGACAGCACCTTCTGGCTGTCGCGGTCGATTGTCACCACGTACGGCAGGTCGATTTTGAGCGGGTCTTCGAAGCCTGGCAGGTCCAGGTCGACGTTCATCTCGTACAGTGTGTGGTGCTCGGCGGTGCCGGGGCTTTGCTGGCCGGCCAACCGGTCCTTTTCCAGCGAAATATCGTTCGATCCGGGGGTCGGGTCCGACAGTTCGACGTCGCGGTAGAAGCCGGCAACGATCAATTTCTGCACTTCGTTGGGCGTTTTCTTCATGACGTGCGTGTAACGCGTGCAGGTGGCAAGGTCGGACGCCCCGTACGACACCACGAAGTCTTCCGCCGGCACGAACATCGCCGTTTGCCGCCCCAGGGTCGGGTCGTAGTAGACCTTTTTCAGCGCGCTGCCGGCCGCCGGCAGGTTCCACAGCAGCCGTTCGTGTTCCGGACGGTACTCGGTCATGCGGTCGGTCAGCTCGATGTTCATGTCTTCGCGCACGCGCTCGGCCGCCGCTTCCTTGTCGGGCGTGGCCTGTCCCAAAATCTTGGTCTTGACCGGGCCGGCAGCGGGGAACGTCTCGGTGATCATCTCAGCCTGGAAGCGGATAATCGCTTCGGACAGGATCGGGTGCACAATTCCGCAGGCACCTTCCCACGGCTCGGTGCGCTCGTCCATGCGAAGCCCGAGCAGCTTCAATCCTTCCTTGTACGTCTTCTCCCACTCGCTGCGCGACTGCAAATCGTCGTCGAAATCGGCGATCAACTCGCCGGCGATGCGGTTCAAATCCTCTTCGCTCATGTGCTCGGCCAGATTCGCATCGTGGTCCAGCATTTTTGGGTCGACCGGCGCAGGCAACCCGGACAGGTCAACCGTCACGGACCCATCATCGTTCTCGGTCACGTTCGACGGACCGGCACCGGGCAGCTCGATTTCCCCGGAATCATCCGGCATGGGTGGCTGCTCCGGCAGGCCAGCCGGCGCCTGGTTCAGACTTTTGGCTACGTTGGACGCCATGTGTCACTCCCTAGTAGTATTTCTTCTTCCGTGCGACGAACATGTCGTCGTCGTAGTCCCGATCGTTGGGCAGCTTGATAAACCCGCCGGAGCGAAACCGCGCCAGCGCCATCGACATCGTATCCACCCGGTCGTCCGACCCGTAGGATGGGAAACCCGCGACTTCATCGACCAGGTCTTCCGCCCAATGGATACCGGCCGGATACCACACCAGCCCGCCGCGCACGATGTCGGCCACGGCATTCAACCGCGCAGTCTTGTCCCCTGTCGCGCGGGTCGGCGTGAACTCCGTGACTGGAATCCCCGCCCGTCGAAACTCCTGGTACAGCGCGGTGCCGTTGGATTTCTTCTCAACGATGAAGCAATCCATTTTCCATTCCTTCCACTTCTCGTACGCCAGCTCTTTCAGCTCGGGGAACTCGATGCGTTCTCGGATGGATTCCAGCAAAATGATGTGCGCGACCTGCTCGCCGGTGGCTTCGTCGGGCCGGTAAAACACCCCCCACACGGTCAGCGACGTGTAGTCGTTGCGGGTCTTGGTCTCGGCCGCGGCATCGAGGCTGCCGATGATGTAGTCGCACGCCGGCGGTTCTTCCTCGGTCCATTTGCGCCACCACTCGCGCTTGACGATGGCGCCTTCTTCGGACGTCGGCTGCTGCATGTACTGCGCCATCCAGTAGCGCGGGTCGACGGTATTTTTCACCGCCAGCAGCTCGTCGATCGACCAAAAGTCCGGCCACAAAGGCTTGCCTGACGGCATGATAGCAGGAAGCTCCACGACTTCCCACTGGTCGGCACCCGGGTTTTTCGCGCTGTGCTCGATCAAGCGCCCGGTCAAGTCCCGCACATTCCAGCGCGTCATCAGCACCACGATCGCTCCACCTGGTTGCAGACGCTGACGCGGACCGGTCTGATACCACTCGTATGCCTGGTCGAACACTTCCGGGTTGCCCGACTTCGCATCCTGCTCCGAGTGCGGGTCATCGATGACCACCAGGTCACCACCACGCCCGGCCATTGCCGCACCCACACCCAGCGCGTAGTACTCGCCGCCGCTGTTGGTATTCCAGCGCCCGGCCGCCTTGCTATCGTGCGCCAAGTCGACGCTGGGGAAGACGTTCTGATACGGCTGCGACGCAATCAGGTTACGCACCTTACGGCCGAAGTCGACCGCCAGGTCGCCGGTGTGCGACGCCATGATCACTTTCTTCTTCGGGTACTTCCCGATGAACCACGCCGGGAACAGGTAGGACGAGATGGTGGACTTCGAATGGCGGGGAGCGATGTTGATGATCAGCCGCTTCAACTCGCCGTTGGCAATGCGCTCGAACAGCTTGCCGATGATCTTGTGCTGCGGACCGATCAGCAGCGACGGCTCTACCGCGCGCATGAAATCGAGGAAGTGGTTCTGCGCCTGCTCCTGCGACTGTCGCACCGACAGCGTCTCGATCATCTTGCGCGCTTCTGCCTGATCGTGGAGAGGCAGCTTCTCCAGGTTCTCGACCAGGAACCTTAGTTGGTCGGGGCTGAACTCTCCATCCATCACTACTCCATCAGGCGCTTTTTCAGGTTTTCCAGCAGCCACATAACGGTGCCGGCGTTCCCGATCGAGGACGCGAAATACAACCCGTCGTCGTGGTCGTAACCCACTACGATCGCGCACTGCAACTGCCCGACCGCCTTAGTCAACACGCGATCCGGATCAATATCGAACGGGGTGATGACCGGCAACCAGCGGATGTCGGCCGAGCTTTTCAGGTAGTCGCGCGGCGTGGGCGCCTTGTCTGCGTCCGGCACCACACCAGGCCGGATGGGTTTAACCTCGTCGGTCATGGAATCTTCCTGTGGTTTTTGACAGCGGCAAGCAACTTCTCGATATCGCCGGCAAGAAAACTGCCGCGCGTTAAGCGCAGCCCGCCCACCATTTCATCCCGTGCGGCCTTCAGGTCATGCTCGACCGACTCGATAATGTAGCGGGGCACCAGCGCGTGGTGGCGCGACACGCACACTGTGCACGACGGGATATGCGGTGCGTAGCACGCATGGCATCCCGGGCATTCCCAACCCAGGCGCGCTAGCGGCGCGGTGTGGGCGGCGACGGCAGGTACACCGGACAACTGTTCTGTTCCAGGTGCGTGATCGCGCACCGCTTGCAGCTCATGGATTTCGCATCCCCCATGTAGGACTTCCGGCACAGCGGACATAGCATCTCTCTCCAACCCGGCACGTAATCACCGACCACCGCCTCGCCGGGCGGCAAAGGCTGCGGGTAGTCGGCCACGACTGGATTACTTCGAACCTTTTTTGCTGGCGCCCTTGACCTTCAGCAGATTCGGATTTTTCTTCTTCGCCGCGGCTGACGCGTTGCGGCTGGATTTGGCGAGAACTGCACCCGCGTTCTTCATCGGGATGCCTTCGGACTTGGCGATCTTCGCCTGCACAGACTTGAAGCTCATGACTCTTCCTTGGGGGTGACGTCGGTAATGGGTTGGGCGCGCTGATAGATGGCGCCGAGTTTTTCGAGCAATCGCTTTTTGATTTCTTCCGTCGGCATCTGCTCTACGACGACGGTAGATCGTTCTTCGAATAACCCCACATCCTTGATCTTCCCCAGCAGCTCGACAGCACGAAGCTGCACCTGCTCGGTTTTACCCTTGGTGGCTTTTTCAATGAGGATGTTGGTGCACAGGTTCCTGATCTGCTGCGCGTTGCTGACGACGGTGTGGTCGTACTCCTGCAAGAGCGCGGTCAGGTGGATGGCGGTCGCGGTGGTCTGCACACTGTCGAGCCGGTCCGGATTGTTGAAGATGTGGCGGGCCAGGTGGGCATCGGCGTCGGGCACCGCAATGGTTTGCCCGCTTTGCTGGGCGCGCTGGAATATGACCTCGGCAGTGGCAGCAATGGACTCGGCTTTCGCCAACGGCGAATCATCCTTCGCGTCTTCGAAGGTCGCCGGCTGCGGCACGCGCACGATGTCAGGTTTGTATGCCATGTCGGGCTGTATAGCACACGCAGGTGCTGTTGGCAAGGAGAAACTATGCCGACTTAGTAAAGAGTTGTCGTTTATTTTTAAAAAAATTTTACCACGAATCTGTTCGGAATTGTTGACAAATTTACAGATTTTGAGGGGGTGGGGTGCTAAATTTTTCGCAGACGCTAATTTTCTGTGGGTTCTCGGCGGCATTCGTATTCAACGCGCCAGGGACTCCAACCCTGGAAAGTCGGTCCCCCGGACACGGTGGGGTGCGCGGGCTACATATCCAGGTGCGCGTCACGCGCGGGCGCGCTTACTATTCGCGCGCGTATTGTATATAGCGGCCAATCCTCACTTCGAAGTGAGGCCGGAAACTTTTCCCACGCTAACGCGACGCTTGCCTAGAATGAAGTTGCCGGGCGCAATCCGGCAATCCACCACACTTACTCAGGAGCAACATCATGGCAAACGCAAACACTACCGTCCAATCCGCCGTCGTCGCTTTGTTCGATCCGAAGGTCGCGCAATCGGCTATCGATGCGCAGATCAAGAATACCGGCCGCGAAATCACCGCTAACACGCTGGCGGCAAACCCCGTCGAACCGGCCATCAAAGAAATGGCATGCAGCGACGGTTCGACGGCGATCATCGACACCGCAACGAACAAACTCATTCGTCGCACGGCACCCGATCCGACCAAGGCAGCCGCAGCAGCAACGCATCCTGCTGTCAAACAGAAACTGTCGGCCGCGTCGCGTCAAGCAACGAAAGAGCAAACCATTGGTTCACTCATGTGCGAAGTCGGCGAAACGTGGGGAAACTATTCGGTTCTGGCGGAAGACTTGCAAGCGACAGCCGAACAGCAGATGCAAGACGCCCTAGTTGCCGCGAAGAAACTTGGCTTGACGAAAGCCATGCTCAAAGCCGGCGCCGACTGCTACAACGCGCTGGTCAACACGATGCAAGCAGTGCGCGCTGCGAACGGCCTCAAAACCTTGGGCGACGCGACGCGGGACAATTACCTGAGCCGGATTCGCAATTTCGTCGACGGCAAAGATAAGCAGTTGGACTTGTTCGGCAACAAGAAAGTGAAAGAAGCGAAGAAAGCCGGCACGTTTGGCAAGACCAAGCGCGCTGCGCGTCCCGAAGGCAATTCCAGCGACGCGACCACGCCGCAGCCGACAAGCGCAACGCTCGACGCGTCGCAGCAAGCGGCACAGTCGAAAGTCGATGATGTGGTGCGCGAAAAATCGTTGCGCGGCGCTGAACCGCTTGGCCGCATGCTGGCCGCGTGGATTGAGGCAAACGAGACGAACGCGGCACTCGCGAATGTGCGCAAGATGGCCGGCGATCTGTTGAACACCGTCAACATTCTGACTGGCGCGAAGAAGTAAGCAGACGTTGCGCCCTGGAAACGGGGCGCTTTCTAACTTTCGAAAGTGAGGAAGCTATGACGAATCAATATTCGATGCTCGGTCGCCTGCATTGCCCACGGTCGTATTCCAGCACGGCCAGCGAAGGTCGCAGTGTCGCAGCGCATCGGTTTGAACAAGCGAACGGCTGCGCCGTGTTGGAACTCTGGCACAACGACACGATGGTATGGCAGCAATTCAACATTGGCGCCGATGAAGCAGACGAACTCGGCTATGCGTTCGTCAACGATGTGGTCCATCACTGGCACTGAACCGCAACACGTCACAATCGCGCCGGATTCGTCCGGCGCTTTTTCATTGGAGCGATCATGAAAACCCTACATGCACAAGCGCGCTATGCGCGCAAGCTGGCGACGATCTACCGCGACGAGATTGCGATTGCCGCCATTCTGGCCGCTGACTTGCTCGCATTCGCTGGCGGTTGCTGGCTTGTTTCCAGCATTGCCCAACCCATCCTGCTTGTTACCTTCGGGTAACTAAACCTAACTTCAAAGTGAGAATGCCATGAGAACGATTGAAACCCAGGAAACACTTAGCGCATTGGGACGCGCTGCGTTTGAAGTGCCGCCAGAGTGGTTAACGGCGCAAGTATTTGCCGTGCAAGTATTCGACAGCCTGGATGCGCCGGATGATTGCGCACACGTGGAAGCGGCGGCGATCGTGCCGAGTGAGGAAGTCGCGCACAACTACGCGAGCTATGCGGAGATGCATACCGAAGGCAAGCGGATTCAAATCGAGCCGGTATGGTTACAGTGACCGGCAGCAGTGCAGCACATTCCAGCCCGGCTTCGGCCGGGTTTTTTATTGCCTGCGCGTTGGGAACTGGTTAATTTCAGCGCGTTGGCACGGTTTTGCGCGGCCGACCGCGTGCACGCTGCCGTTCCAGGTTAGGGACAGCGTTCTGATAATCCAGCCATTCCTGGCTGCCCGCCTCAAACATGCCGCGATAGTTGTTATCGACGCGCGTCAATATTTCTTGCAGCAACTGCGCTTTACTCTTGCCCTGGTACGCACACAACCGGCGCACACAGCCAGCGGTGAGCGGATCGAGCCACAGCGTAACAGATTCCCAACCTTCTTCCCGACGCTTCGAGCGGTAGGCAGCATTGTGTTCAGCGTGCGTTTTTTTCATGATCGCAATCTCTGTGTGATAAAACCGTACTGTACCACAACGTCAAAATATCACACAGGGAGTTTTGTCTCTGTGTGATCTAAAAACAGCCAAAAACACCCAAAAATATCACACAGATCATTTACTCAGCCAATTTTGCGTTTCTTGTTGATGCAGCAACTGGAACATTTCTTAGAAGAAACCCGCATGGATAAAGGCTTTGCGCCTGTATAGCTTTACGAGCTTGACTGAGTCTGTTACAGAAGTCTTATAGATGACTGTTCGACAAGCCCAGTATCCATGCGGGTTTCCGGCCGGTTCGCGGAAAAAAACACCTACGTATATAGCATTGTTTCAGAGGCGTTTTTCGCGAAACCCGCATGGATACTGGCCGCACACCTGTATGAACTTGACTCAGTCCGACCGTTTCAGCGCGGGCAGTATGCGCAAGCGCGCAAGCCGCCCAAATAAATCAGCAAATTTCCGAAAAATCCCGCCAAAAATTTCCGCCAGCAACGCTCAATTTTCGGCAAAAACAGCCCGAAAACTCATTACCCTTATGCACGTTCCATTCTGCCAACGCCCCGGAAACCCGCATGAAATAAGGCTCAAAACGTTGCACGCCCTGATTATTGCGCAAAACATGCATAATAAACCCCTTCTTCTATCTTGTTACAACCAATAATATAATAAGAAATCTATCTATCTATCGGGCCTTATTTCATGCGGTTCTCCGTTTTTTCTGCCCGTTTCCGACTTCGATGCACCTACATAACCCCCCATTTACTACTTTCTTTAACGAAATCAAATACTTACGTGGTAGCAATCCTACAACATTCATAATCTTCATAACATTCTGTCCTGCCGAAACCCGCATGCCTATTGGCCCAACACCGTGATAAGTTTTTTTGCGTTTCACAGTTGAAACGCCACACACGTGTGCTGAGTCAATGCCTTTTTTCGCCTTTTTGCTGGACTATGTAAAGCCAACACCGCGCAAACCCGCATGGATGCTCACTCTAGCCCAACCCATTTGCAACACTTTTCGTTTCTTCCGTGGCAACTTTTCGCTTGAAACGCGTCGAAACTTTAGCAAACACACAACGGAACTAGTGAATTTTTGATGCAATCAGCCCGATTGCACGGCGATCTTTTCATTTTTTGGAATAATCCAGCCGCAGCCTGGTAGCAAAAGCGTGCCTCAATCGCGGCCAAAGCGTCTCGCCTACGTGCCGCAATACAAAAACAGCATGCCGGCATGCACACCAGCTTGTCTTAGTCAAGCCAACTGCTATACTGAATAGGGGTGGGCAAGTTGCGCCCACTGCTCAGTTGTCTTACAGAAACTAACTTCAAAGTGAGGTTGTGATGCAGGAACCCGACCGTGCTGTTACTCGGTACGTGCTGTTTTCCAACAGTTTTTACAAACATCTACCCGCGTGGTTGGCTGAACTGCCTGACGCCGATATAAAGCGTGCTGAGACTGCCTACGCGCGTCTGGAAGCAGTGTTGTGGGCTGCCGCAGGCAATTCGTTGGGTTTTACCGCTATTCCAGGCATAGGGTATGTGCAGTATTTCGCGTGGACGCACGATTTCGACGTTGATGTGTTGGTATCTGCCATACACGCTGAAATGGAGAAAATGAAATGAAGATTGACCCAGGTGTGTGCCTCGTTGGTACGGACGCCCCGCTGAAGATCAATTACATCTCGCTGGATGCATACCTGAAGGGCAAGCCGATGGAGCAGAAGAAGCTGTACCGCAAGGCGCACAAGCGCCTGCGCGCGGTGCTGGATGCAGTATTCGGGCCGCCAAACACTCCAGCGACGTACACCCAGGCGGGCGAGCAGCGTTTCCGTTTTGCACCGGAAGACCGTGGTGAGAGCGTGCGGTGGATATGGATTCGTTATGACTCGGACACGAAGAAAGATGTGATCGAATCGATCGACTACGATGTGCATGCCGATGCACTCGAGCGAGAAGTCAAAAACCACACTTCAAAGTGAGCATGCCATGAATACCACACCTATCGGCCGCATGCTGGTCGGCCCGTACAACGATGGAAGCATGTATAGGACGCTGGAGCAGTTTTTATCCGCGGCTGACCTCAACCTACGTCCAGCCCTCGAAAACGCCTACAAACGCCTGCAATCGGTCCTGGATGCCACTGTTTCCGGTGCCGTCGTAACCACCCCGGTGTCGTTGGAACTCTTTTCTATGCCCGGCGTGGGTTATGTGCGTGCGTTCGTGTCGTCAAACAAGGTGGAAATCTGGCGTTACGTGATCGAGCCGCAGGCCATTTACCGTGAAGCAGGAGTGCAGTATGCCAACGCTGAAATCGACTGAGTACAAATACGTGATTTCCCCAGGCGGCTACCCCGAATCGCTGCAAACGTACCTGGAGAGCTTGAAGCACAACCCGGCAGTGAAAGCTGCGATCCTGAAGCGGTTCGATGAATGCGTCGCTGTGCTGGATGCGTATGCGTCGGGTCAGGATGGTAAGAAAATCACATCGAACGTGCGTTACGTGTACCTGCCGGGTGTTGGCTGCCGCTATATATCAACGCGGCAAGAGTGGTCTGAGTATCAGGTTGAAGAAGCGGCACTGTCGCCTGAAAACCTAACTTCAAAGTGAGAATTGAAATGGGAACTGGTGAAAATCAACGCGACCTGGCGCGTTATGTAGGCACAGGCTTCAATGTGATGCGGCTAGACGAATTCATCGAGCATCACACCGCCAAACCGGAAGTGCAGGTGCTGATCCTGTGTGCGTATGCAAGGCTGGAATCGCTGGTGATGGCGGCATACAGTGACACAGCGGAAAAACAATCCGGCTCGGCATTTTTCGTCAAAGGTATCGGTGCTGTGCGCGTGCCGTTGGTGCGTGTACCGCCTGAATTGCCTGTGTACAGGCCGGCGATAAGGATCAACAAAGAGCCGTTGTTAAATGAAGTGGACAGGCTTGCAGGAGAGTGTGATGAGTGAGTGCAAAATGCGTAAGTTCGTGGTGACGGGTGGCTACCGCGAACGGCGCACGCGCCCGTTGAAAGAGTATTTGGACGCTTTCGACATCACGACGCGCGAGAAATTGGCGCGCAGGTTCGACGAGTTCTGCGCCGTGTTGGATGCATATGCCAGCGCCGCGCCGGGTCTTTTTTGGTCGAACGCCGTATCGTACGTCGATATGCCGGGTGTGGGTTATCGGTACGCATATATCGACAGCGGCGTGTGTGAGTACCAAATGCACGAGTCTGCGCTGTTAGCTGAAAGGAATACTGATGAACGCGCATAACAGTGAAGACTACGAAGACACTACGTGGGTCGGTGAATACCCCGATACTGGCACGTACGTGACGTCGTATTCATCTAGGTGCTGGCTTGTTCCGTCGGTTCAGCCGCACTTTGATCCCGCCATGCGCAGGGTAAAAGCAGTGCTGGATGCAGCCTTCGATGCAGGGTCGCATGCGCGAGGCGCCGGTGAGGCATGGCTGCCTGGGGTTGGGCACTTGCTGGTGTACTGCGCCTTGATCTACAGCCGCAACGGTGAAGCAAACAAGGTGATGCATCGCCGCTATGTACTCGATCCGCAGGCCGTCAAGCGAGAGATTGAGAACCACACTTCGAAGTGAGGATGTGATACATGAGAATACGACCTGGTGTGTGCCGCAGAGGCACGAATGCTGGTAGTTCGTTTGTCACGCTGAACGAGTATTTGCAGCGGAAGTCGGCAGCAGATAAAAAGCTGTACCAGCAAGCGCACGAACGACTGACCGCGTTGATGACTGTGATGCTTGAACCGGTGTCAGTGGATACGGGGCACTACAGCGGCGAAGAAACTGTCCAACTGCACCCGTACGATCGTGGACCGAGTGTGCGCTGGGTGTGGGTTCGTTACGATACCGGCACCAAGTCCGATGTGCTTGAAGTGGTGGACTACGACATTCACATGGACTCGCTCGAGCGAGAAGTCGCACGGCTGGAAGCTGAACAAGCGGCGGGAACTAGTGAAAAAATTTAATGTTGGGACGAGAATGAAATGACTACAAAACATTGGTCGCAACGCGTGTTGGTCACAGCTAGGCAGTCACGCAGCCTCACGCACTGGATTGCATGGGACGCATCCCGGGTGTTTCGTGATCAAGCCGAGCTGGTGTATGCAGCGTTTGCCCGGCTGGCAGCGGTGATGGATGCGATGGCGTCAGAGCGCAGGACTCAGCCAACATACACAGCACCGACAACGCAGCGGTTCGAGGGTATTGGAATCATCACGCGCTTTGTCGACCTGCCGCCCATCTACTACGTCTGTGAACAGGCGCTGCTGGATGAAATCAAACGAATGAATGTGAGGATGTGATGGTGATAAACGAGTGCGTTATGGTGCAGACAGAAGAAAACGGTGAGCGTCTCCCGCTGCGCAAAAACGAGTACCTGGCTAATATCGATGGCCGCAGGGAGCGTGCCGCAGTAGCGAAGCAGTACAAGCGTTACTGTGCAGTGTTGGATGCCGCAGCACTTGGTGAAGGTCGCAGGGTGCTTTACTGGACCGAGTGGTCCGTGCCCGGTGTAGGCACATTATTTCGCAGCAACGAGTGGACCGAGTACCAGGTTTATGAAGCAGTCCTGCGGAGCGAAGCTGCGCGTGGAGAAAATGATGCGATATGACGGGTTATGGCGTAACGACTACGGCGTGGTGTTCACGGTGGTGTACAAAGAAAACGGAGAGCAGCGCGTATACAACGTCACCGAGTTCGATGAAATCGAGCCGCGCCACAAACGGGCAGTGGCCGTGTTGATGGCGTCGCACCCCGACAACCTGTATTCGGACGCTGATGACATGCACGTTGTGGCTGGTATTGGGCGTGTGACGGGCACATCTGCTGGCCCGCAGTTCTGGCTACTTGGAGACTACGATGAGGCATGAAGGCATGTGGATATCGGAGTACGGCATCAAGCTGTCGATCAACTACCTGGGCGCTGACGGTGCGACGCATCGCTACCATGTCGACGAGGTGGAAGAAGCCAACCCCGAGCATCGCGAAAAGCTTGCAATCCTGCTGGCCGCGTTCGATGACGATTTGTACGACGACAAAAGCCGCGTACTGAAACTCGACGGTGTGGGTGAGATTACCGGCAGCCGCGTCGGACCTGAGATTTGGATCGGAGACGCGGAATGAGAACCTACGGACCTTGGGTATCATCGCGCGGTGTGGTGTGGACAGTGCATTACCTAGACGACGGCGACGAAAAGCCGAACTAATGATGGATACCGTAAAAGAACTGCGCATTTCGCGCGAGGTGCTGCACACGCCAACGTTCAGCCGGTCACAAACGCCGAAGCTGGATTTGTATATCGACGCGTATGTCCCTGCTCTTAAGCGCGACGCCTTTAGAACTACCTACATGCGCATGTGTGCTGTGCTGGATGCGGCACAGCCGGACATTATGTTGAACGCAGTTGTCAGTGGCATGGGTACGCGGTTTTACCTGGCCTTTACGGACGGTCCGATTCTTCGTTACTTGTTGCTTGATGAAGCCGTGCAGCAGCATATGGACCTAACTTTAAAGTGAGGATGTGATGGTTAACGCAGAACTGGTTAAACGCGAATCGAACTATCGTGTACTGAAAATTAAAGACAACGACCACCGCAACTCGATACAAGTTTCAGAGTACATCAATCAGCAGTCGTCGCAGTGGTTTGACGAGGGCAAGTTCATGGCAGCATACCTACGTGCTGTAGCTGTGCTGGACGCACTGTTTGTTGGCAGCGGGAAGTTCCACGCGACGACGGACGGCCCGAGGTTTTTGGACACACCCGGTGTTGGTCTGCGCGTACTGTGGCCCGACAACGACGTCTATTACCATGTCGACGAGAACTACATAAAGGAGCTGATGTGTCATACAACATAGTACGCCGTAGTCGGTACATCGAGTGGAGCCACAAAAACAGCAGGCGCACGGAGCGCGGCCTTGGGTATTCGCTGCTACCTGCCGACGCTGTGCCGCGTGAGTACATAGATTGCAAGGAACAATTCCTCGCTGCGTGCGCACGGCTGGAAGCGGTTCTGGATGCAGCGTTGTCGGCGTCGGAAGGTAGTCCGCGATCGCTCACACTGCCCGGCACAGGAGCGGTCTATATCTTTTATTTATCCGGCCCGCTATCAGACAAGTGCGAGATGCGGTACGTGATCCTGGAAGATGCGATACAACGTGAAATGGAGCGAGTGAAATGACGACAGTGATGAACAGTATTCACTACATGGTGAACAAATTCTCCGACTCAGACACCTTGTCGAACATCGCTGCAAAGTGCAGCGACCCAAAGTTATACAAGGCAGCGTACCACCGCCTGCGCGCGGTGCTGGATGCCGCAGTCGTCTCCGCAGAGTACAGACCACTGGCTGGGTACACAGGGGTGTTTATTCGCGGGGTTGGTGACCTGTACGTGTGGGACGACGGCGACCGGCACTACTACATCAACAGCGACGCCATCACGGCTGAAATGAACGCGATGAAAGGACAGAAATGCGAATAGTAAAACATGTACGCGCGGGTCTCGAGCTTGTTCGTCTGGACCTGTACATACGTTACAAGCCAGCCGGGTCACGCAGGCTGTACCGCGAAGCAGCGCGGCGTTTCGTTGCGCTGATAGATGCTGTGTCCAGTCCGGTCTCATGCAGCTTATACGACGCCACTGCGCGCCTGCCTGTCGTGCCGGAAGACACAAGCAGTTACGGCGATGTCATACGGTGGTCTTGGTTTGAAAACCTGGACCCTGACACGCGCACGATACATTCAGTCGACTACGACATTCCAGCCGCTGCCCTCGAGCGCGAAGTGCGCCGCATGCAGTACAACCGGAGAAAGAAGTGAAGAAAGTAAAAACCACATCCGTTCGTGATGTCAAAGTGAGCCACAATGTAATGTCGGTGGCTGAGTACGCCAGACGCTATCAGATCGATCCGGCGCTGGCGAACGAGGCATTTGATCGCGTGCTTGCTGTGCTGCGTGCGTCTGCGAAGACCGGACTAACCGCTACTGCTATGTACGAGCATGCACACCTTGTCGGTATCGGGCACTACGGCCTGTTCAACAACCTGGGTACGGATGTATTCAACGTGGAGCAGGAAGCGTTGGAGCGTGAACTCGCGTGGCTCACGAACAAAGAGGAATCGACATGAAAAGGAAACCATTCCGCCTGTCGGCCTGCGACACCGAAACATTGCGTTTGCGCGTGCGACCGACACCAACGCTTGAAGACCCGGTCCCAACGAGCAGGCCACTGGATATGTGGGCAGAACACAAAGAACTGTACTCGGACGCCGTGGTGTGGGCCGCAGCGCAGCGGTTGATGGCCGTGCTGGATGCAGCAGTGCATCTAGAAGTTTCTGGCATAGACAACCGGCCGTCAGGGTTTTGCCGAGTCCCCGGTGTGGGCAGGTTGTTCGTGTACAACTACGGCATGCGCTCATACCATATGGAAGAAGCCCCGCTTCTGCGCATGATGAACAACGATGGAACTGGTGAAAAA